TGTGTTCGCGCACCTGGGTGATTCGGTGGAGCATGAGAGTGCTCATAAGGTTACTCCCGTGATGGTGGCGGTGAGGCGGGCCGTTGTCTGGGCGCGTAGGTCGGGGGTCGGGCGGTAGCGGTCAAATGATCGGACCAGGCTGTCCGCGTTGGGTCGCGCGTGCTCGTCTGTGAGGTCGTCGGGCGAGACGGGATACCCGGCGGCGTCTCGGGCGCTGATCCACAGCCCGGCGTCACAGTCCTCCTCCAGGTAAACCCAGCCGCCGTTCTGATAGCTGTACTTGCTGACTTGGTAAGCGATCCCCAGCGCGGTGATTTCGTCGCGGGGGACTTCTATCCAGCCGTGTCCAGGGTCTTGCAGGTAACGGTATCGGGCGAGCGGTTTCATGGGGGCGGCTCCGATTCGGTTGCGGTTAACCGGACAAAATGTCCGGGGGTGTCCCGTAGCACGGTGGGGCGAGCCGGGGCAATAGGGTGGAACGGGTGATTTATAGCTAATAAGAAATGAGGGGGGTCAGACCTGAAAGGTCTAGTCTTATCAGTATGTTAGTAATTAATATAATTAATAAATATATATATATACTCTCTCTCTCTCTCTCTCCCTAGGGTTGTACGTGTATGTAGTACACTATTACAGGTTGTAAGGGGGTCTTAAGGGGGTACATCTATTTACAGGGTTAAAGGTCCGTACCCGCCCGCCCCGAAATCTATAATTAAAATCTGTTATTAATTAACCTACTGAAAACAAACGATAAAAGTGCCATATTAGGGCGTATTGTCCGCAATTCTTAGCGGTGAATAATTCGGCGGGAGGCGGTTTACGGCTATACTAGGGCGATCTGTCCGTGTTACGGGGTCGGTGCTCCCTGGCATTGTGCCGGGGGGCCTAACATTGATGGAGCTACCCAATGAAGTACGGAAAAAGCCTCTCCGCCCTGGCGGCGGAGATTGATCGCCAGTCCAACGCAAAGAGGGATTTCGTCGCGGCTACTCGGTCGCTGTCGATGGTGGTCGATAACGGCGCGGCCAAGCTGGAGGTGCCCGGCGTCGGCCCGTTCGCAATCAACGGGCACGCGGCGGGCCAGGTCGCGGCGCATCTGGACATCCCGAAACGGTACTTTGACCGGATGGCACAAAGCCGCCCGGCGCTGTTGGCTGAGAATGTGAACACCTGGTTGCAGGCCGAGGACAGCAAAACGCGGCGCATGGTCCGCACGTTGGATGGGGGCGCGCGGGCGTTCCTGTCTGATCGCTTCCAGCCGTTTGACAATGATCTGATCGCCAGCGCGGCGCTGGAGACGTTGCAGGAAGTGGCGCCCGGCATGGTGATCCGGTCGGCTGACCTGACGCCTACCAAGCTTTACATCAAGGCGTCGTTCCCCACGGTCCAGCGTGAGGTGAAAAAGGGGGATGTGGTCGAATCGGGCGTTTTGATTTCAAACAGTGAGGTTGGAGCGGGTGCGGTCGATGTGGCTCCGTTCAGCACTCGGCTCGTTTGTCTTAACGGGATGAAACACACTGCGTTCGGCGCTCGCCGGAACCATGTGGGCCGCGTCGTGGGTGGTCAGGATGGGGCTGAGATATTCCAGAGCGATACCCTGCGGGCTGACGTTCGGGCGTTCCTGTTGCGGCTGCGGGACGTTATCAAAGCGACGGTTGACCCGGTTCAGTTCGCGGCCATTGTCGAACAGATGGCGGAGTCCGCTGGCCAGCGTATCGAGGGGGACGTGGTCAAGGTGGTCGACGTTACCGCTAAGCGGCTCGCGTTGTCCGATGGTGAGAAGTCCGGCGTCCTGCGCCATTTGATCGAAGGCGGTGATCTGTCTCGCTGGGGCCTCGCCAACGCCATCACCCGCGCGGCTGCTGACTGCGAGGACTATGATCGGGCGTCTGACCTTGAAGCGTTCGGGGGCCGGGTGGTTGAGATGCCGCAAGCGTCATGGCGGGAGATCGCCGTCGCGGCGTAGCCTGTCGCTTTAGGCTTCTCCGATCTGGGGGCCGCTCGAAAGGGCGGTCCCCTTTTCGTTCCCCCAGACAGCCAAAAACCCCGCTGGTTTCCCGGCGGGGCTGGCTTGGGAAAGGGGGTGGGGGCCGGTTATGCGGCGATGATGGCGGCGGTCTTGAGGAACGCCTTCTTGTGGAAGGTAGATGCTTTGGCGAGGGCGGCGAGGGCGGCTTCCTGAGAGGTGAAAGTCGTGGCGCGCTCGCGGTACTCAGTCACGATGGGGGAGCGCAGGAACCAAGTCTTGCCGTTCTGAGAGAGGGTGACGACGAACATTGCGGTATCTCCTGTTTCGTTTGTTTCGTTTGGGATCGCATCGGGACCGATCCCGTAACATGCGGGAACGGGTGCGGTCAATATGTCCTGGTGTCTTTTGGTCGATTTATTTTGTGGGGGTGGGAAGCGCGCCCCCCTTTCCCCTGCCGCTCCTCGGGGCGCTGGTCCGCGAGGGCTGCGGATTATAGCCCGGCGGCTACCTAGGGCCTAGCCTGCGGGCGCCTCATCAAAACGGGTATATTTTTTTAGCACATCAATCAGACATGTAAAAAAAACGCTGATATTTTTACATGTTTAGCTAACGTGCGCTGCCGCCTGCCGCCTGTCGCGCGGCATCCCCCCGCTACCCGATCGCTGCCAATCGCTGCCGATCCGCGTGCCTGGTCGCGTGCCTGGTCGCGTGCCTGGTACGACAACCGATGGCTGTGCTGCGGTGCAGCATGGTTGTGGCCATGCGCCAATGGGCCAGCGCCAGACCGGGGCCGACCCCCACGGAGGCGGAACGGCGGGCCGGGGCCGGTGCCCAGTCCCAATCTCACCCCCTCCGCCCCGTTCCCAAATTTTTTTTACAAAACCGTTTCCAAATTTATTTACACAAATTAATTTCAAAAACCGTTTGACGGCTACACACTCAATGTGCAACGTGTGTGTATTGCAACGATGAGGTACGCCATGCCCCCGACCAAGCTGAACGCGCAAATCCTAAAAGAGTTAAAGGGCCGGAGGGACATATGGCTGGATAACGTATCGGACGAGGCGGTTGAGTGCGGCTCGCCCGCGATTCGGGGTATTCAACTCCGGCGCGCTAAGGAGAGTGAGACGCGGGGTGCGGACGGGTATCACCCGTATCACTATGTTGGGTGGTTGTATTACGGCCAGGCGTTTGCGATCGAGACGGAGTTTCGCAACAGCAAGAATCCACTGACGCAGGTCCAGTTGGATTGGATGGATGATTTTTCAGCCAAGGGCGGGTTGTACATTGAGGCGCGTAATGTTGACGACGCGTTAGCGAAGGGCGCATTGGGGCGCAGCGAGCCGCAGCCGTGGAATGACTACGAGCGGCGTGTAACGGCGATTAAGATGCAGGACCGTTAATGAGGGGACATTTTATGAAGTCGAAGAAGACGATGGAGAACAACCCGCCAGAGAAGGCGCGGGAGAAAGCCCGGCTCGATTATCTACAGAAGGGTAAGTACGCGTTTACGATCGGCAAAGGCCCTGGCCCTAATGAGGTGGGGGGAGCTACGCCCCCCTCCGGCCCGTCCCCTGTTACCGGCATGGCGACAGGCATTGTTTTCAAGAAAGGCCGTCCACTGACACGGGCGGTTAATTTGCCGCCGATTAAAGACCGGGAGAAGAAGATTCAGGAATTTCTCAATCGCAAGAAGGCGGAGCAGGCGGAGCGGGCTGCAACAGCGGCCCGGAAGAAGGAGGGCAAATGACCACAGACACAACAAAAACCCGGCAGTCGATAAAAGGCCGCAATGATATTGAGGTGCTGGGAGAATGGGCATCCGTCGTGGAACACTTCTCCGGCTCGTTGAATACGGCGTCCATACTACTCTGCGACATCCTCGACGAACAACGGAAGTTGAATGACCACATGCGCGCGCTGGCGGACAACATGGCGCTGTCCATGACGCCGATGATGATGGTCGACAGCGCCGGTCGCGGGCCGGGGGAGATATGACCTACGACCACTACCTTCTCTGGGCCATTATATGTCTCGCCGTTATTCACCTTTGGCAGGTTCACAGCAAATGACCCCGGTATTCTGGCTGTATATTTTTTACTCAGGCCACGCGGTTGCGATTATTCCGCAGCCATACCCGACCGAGGCTGATTGCAGGGCGGCGGTTGCTGTTGTTAAAGAACACAAAAACGGGGGTGGCTATGCCGAGTGCATCCCTGGCTTCTGGTGGACTGGTCCTAAATAAATGAAATCCTGCACACGTTGCCTCAACACCGAGACGGCTGACACGATCTCATTCAACAAAGATGGGGCATGTAGCGTCTGTGTTCAGGTTGACCATAAGCTGACGGCGGTTGATTGGAACGAGCGCAAGATGGATTTGCACCGGCTCATCACCACGGCCCGTGCGCGCAATGGGCAGTACGATTGCATTGTTCCGTTTAGCGGCGGCAAGGACTCGACGTATCAGCTTTGGTATGTGGTGACGCAGTTGCGATTGAGGCCGCTGGTTGTGCGATATAACCATTGGGGCAACCGTCCGCAGTTGGAGCGGAACAATGCGCGGGTGTTCAAACAATTGGGCGTTGAGGTGTTGGACTTCAAACCGAATTGGAAAGTTGTGCAGGCAACGATGTTGGAGGCGCTGACGCGCAAGGGGGACTCCTGCTGGCATTGTCATACTGGGGTGTATTCGTTTCCGATGCACATGGCGATCAAGTTCGATACGCCGCTTATTTTTTGGGGAGAGAGCCTTAAGGAATACCAATCGTGGCTGGACCCAACTGCGCTGGAGAATGTTGACGAGGTGCGGTTTAACCGGGCGATGAATTTGGGGATGACTGCGGACGATATGTGGGAGTTTATCAAGGACTCGAACGCCAGCCTGGAACGGCGCGATTTGCATTGGCACGCGTACCCGCCGAAGGCTGAGTTGGATAAGTTGGGTGTGCAGTCGATTTGTTTAGGAGATTACATCCGGTGGGATACGCAGGGTCAGGTAGCGATCATTAAGGAGCACCTTGGGTGGGAGGGTGATGTTGTTGAGGGCATCCCGCCGGAGTTTGATTACGAGAAGATTGAGTGCCAGTTCCAGGGCGTTCGGGATTGGCTGAAGTACATCAAGCGCGGATTTGGGCGGACGAATCATTTAGCGAACATTGAGATACGGCATGGCCGTATGACGCGGGACGCGGGTGAGAAACTGGCGCGTGAATACGATGGTAAGGAACCGGCCAGCTTGGGGTGGTTTTTGCAGACGGTTGGGATTACGCGGAATGATTTCTATGAGATTGCGTTGAGCCATGTGGTTGACCCGTGGGTGTTTGAAGGGTCTGCGTTTGAAACAGGGCCGGAGTTGCCGGATTTCAAACAATGGGTTTGAAACGCCGGATCATTGCGAAGTTCCTGATCGAGGACGGCAAGCTTGTTAAGTACAAGCAGTTCACTCAAGCCCGCCGCACGGCTGGTAACGCCGTGTCTACGGCGCGTACATATGAAGACCTACGTGTCGATGAGATGTACTTCTGCGACCTTGGGGTGATTGACCCGGCCATGATACGGGCGGTGACGGCAGATGTGTTCACCCCTGTTACGGTGGCCGGGTCGATCCACTCGATGCGGCAGGTAGACGAACTGATCCAAGACAGCGGCGCGGATAAGGTGGTCATTCTGCACCGCGCTCTGGCCGAGGCGGTTGCCCAAAAATATGGGCAGCAGGCTGTGGTGTGGCCTATTGACTATCACACGAAGTGTGTAGAAGATGTTCCAGATTGCGCGGGGGAAGTTCTGCTAACGGACATTGATCGCGACGGCATGGGCAAGGGATTCGACTTGGACGTATTGAAGAAGCGGTGGGATGTGCCGGTTATCATTGCCGGTGGCTGCGGGAAGCTGGATCACGCTTTGCAGGCATTCAACGCTGGCGCGGACGCTGTTGCCATTAGCTCCATGTTTTTTTTCACTGACAAGAGTCCGATTAAGCTCAGAAGCTGGCTTGCCAGCGAGGGCGCGAATGTGAGGAACGTGTGACCAACGAACCGACTGAGATGGAGTTGAGGGTGGCGCACGCGATATATGAACGAGCCACTGTAATGCCAAACGGTCAACTTCATTTGATGAAGAAGAAACCGTGGGAAAAACTTCAGAACATCAGCAGAGTAAAATATCTGAACGATGCCCGTGCCGCGATTCGGGCGATGCGGGAGCCGACAACGGAGATGAAAGATGCTGGTCATCCCGAAGATGGCCCACTTAAACCATATTTTGCGTGGACAGCTATGATCAACGCAGCCTCGCCGCAGGAGGAGTAGGTGATAGCCTCGCTCCCCATCCACAAATACGTCTGGGTTGATAGCAGCCATATCCGCACCAATGGCGTTGGCTTTGAGCCAGCCGTGTGGTTTGGCCTAGTCAGCCAGTATGGCCGCGCTTGGGGTCTGAACGTGATGTTGGAGTGCGGCGCAATTTACCGCAGCCTTCCTCCTCACGCGGTGGCGTTCCGCAAAGACCCAGAGCCGTGGACGATTCAAGACGCACAGCTATGGGATTGTTACGCCGACAAATTTCAACTCCACGAATATGTCTACCTACGTGAGGCCCGTGTGAAGACCGGCAAACACAATGGCGTCTACCTGTTCACCGCAGCCTTCATTGGAGATGCATTCACCCGCACACCTGAGCAGGGCAAGGAGTTTAGCTTCATCGAGTTGGAGAATGGCCGGTTAACGATCCAGCCGACGAACCGTACTTTGTTTGAAGACAGGTCATTCACGGTGGATACGGGTGTTCCGAAAGACTTGATGACGCAGACAAGAACATGGTCATGCGAATGATCCCCGCCAAGTTCATCTGCCTGACAGATCACCCGCAGAACGTCCGATGGGGTGAGGGTTGCGGTAGAGAGTGGGTTGGGACTGGTGTGCGCGGTTGTCCGTTCTGCGGCGCGCTTTGGGTGAAGAGAATCAAATGACTTTGTGGCCATATCATTCTGAAGACGAAATCAGCGCGGTAGCTGATGTGCTTCGTTCCGGTAAGACGAACTACTGGTCCGGCCCGAACGGGCAAGCGTTCGAGGCGGAGTTTGCTGCGTATACCGGGGCGAAGCACGGTCTTGCCGTTACCAACGGCACGACGGCGCTGGAAGTTGCGCTTCATGGTTTGCGAATTGTGCCGGGGTCTGAGGTGATTGTTCCGTGCCGGACGTTCATGGCGACGGCGAGCGCGGTTATCACCGAGGGCGCTCGGGTGATTCTGGCGGACATCGACCCGGCGACATTGAACGTGACGGTCGAGACGCTGGAGGAGCGGCGCACCACGAAGACGGCGGCCATCATCGTTGTCCACTACGCCGGGCTTCCGTGTGACATGAAGGCGATTCGCGAGTGGGCGGACTTCCACAAGATCAGGATCATTGAGGACTGCGCCCACGCCCACGGCTCGCGCATTGACGGGCAGCATGTCGGCACGTTTGGCGACATTGGGTGTTTCTCGTTCTGCGTTGGGAAGACCATGAGTACGGGCGGCGAGGGCGGCATGGTGATTACCAACAATGAGTGGGTACATCGTCGGATGGCTGCACGGCGCGATCACGGGCGGTATCAGATGGTCGGGTCCAAGGACATGACGCAATTCCAGTGGACGGTTGAGGAGTTTGGTACGAATTTGCGTATGACCGAGATGCAATCCGTCATTGGCCGGTTGCAGTTGAAGAAGCTGGACGGCTGGGTGAACCGGCGCAATCAGATCGCGACGGCGTATGACAATATTCTTGGCGGCATTCCGGTGCCGCATGGTCAGGTGCATGGCCGGTATATGTATATGTCGTTTGTGGATGACCGCGATCGCAAGATGATTGCGTTGCAGGGCATGGGTGTGGCAGCGCGATTGGGCGGTTGCCCCAATATCGGCCATGAGGCCGTGTTCAAGAACGGTGCCGCGAAGTGCCCCCAGGCCGATGAGATTGGTTGTAGAACGTTGTCTCTGCCGGTGTACCCGACAATGACTGACCGCGATGTTGGGTTGGTCCTGAGCGCGCTGGAGAAGGTATGCGTTTAGACGATCAATGCCTTCAACTCTACCGGCTCGCCCGCGCTGCATGGGCGAGGGGCGATGTTGAAGAGGCTTGTAGACTGTATGGCAGGCTCCGTGCCGAACACGGGTGCGAGCTTTTCTATGAGGTCAGTCTTCCGCCGGTACATTTGATGTTGGTGCATCCCATTGGGACTGTGCTGGGACGCGCTACGTACCACGACTATTTGTGCGTCTACCAGAACGTCGGCGTTGGGTCTGACATCGACGGCAACCGGCCTACGATCGGTAGGGGCGTTGTGCTGTACCCCGGCGCTAAGGTGCTGGGTAATACCATCATTGGGAACAACGTATTCATCACCGCCAACACGGTGGTGCAGAATGTTGTTGTGCCGGACAACAGCGTCGTGTTCCCAGATGTTAATTCATGCAATTGGAAGCCCACCAAGCGCGATGTTATCCGCGATATTTTCAAGGTGACGAATGAGTAAGCACTTAAAAAAGATGCGGATCAACATTACGATCACGCCGGATTTGCTAAAGCGGATTGATAAGGCTGTGACGCCGTATGAGCGCAGCCGGTTTATCAACGCGGCCTGCCAAGAAGCTCTCGATAAGATTGAAGCGGGTAAGGGGTCAAAATGAGCGTTCTGTATCTCATCACAGCACGGGGCGGTTCCAAGGGCGTACCGGGGAAGAACCTGCGTAAGATCGGCGGGATGTCTCTGGTGGCGTGGAAGGCCAACGCGGCCAAGCAGGTTATCACGGGCAACGACCGGCTGGTTATCTCGACCGAGTGCCCCGAGATTCAGAAAGAGGCTCTTCGCAATAATGTTGAGGTGCCCTTCACTCGGCCAGCCGAGTTGGCGACCGACACGGCATCCAGCGCGGACGTTATCAAACATGCGCTGCGTGCGCTGAACACTTACCACGACACTGTGGTTTTGCTGGAGCCGAGCGCGCCGTTTACGACGCCGGAACATTTTATAACGGCGCTGACGATGAAAGAGGCGAAGGACGCGCATTTGATTGTTGGGATGAAGCACACGGAGCCGCATACGACTTTTATCGGTGAGCAGCCCAATGATGATTTTGTAACGCCCATCATTGTTAAGATGGACCGCGTTGGCCGCAATCTGCGCCGCCAGGATTTGCGTCAGGAGTGGACGATGAACGGCGCGTTGTACGTATTCGACACGGATATGTTTATGGAAACCGGCAGCATTTACGGCGGAGCGCGCAATTACGGTTTGCTTATGGACCGCTGGAATAGTATTGAGATTGATACTCTGTACGACTTGGAAATGGCTGAGTACGCCCACGGCAAGGGGTACGTGTTTTGACGTTTATCATTGCGGAAGCTGGGATAAATCATTGCGGGTCTTTGGACCGCGCATTGAAGATGGTCGAAGTCGCGGCGGACGCGGACGCTGACGCGGTTAAATTCCAGTCATTCACGGCGTCGAAGCTTGGGTATGACGCTGATGTCGTGAAGTGGCTCAGTGGCATGGAGTTGTCCAAGGACGACCACTACAAGCTTAAGGCCAAAGCAGAGCGTTGTGGGATTCAGTTTATGTCCACGCCGTTCAGCGAGGAGTGGGTGGACTTCCTTGTTGAGATTGGCGTGAAGCGGCTGAAGATTTCATCCGGCAAGGCCAAGGAGCCAGCGTTCGTTGATTACGCCAGAAGGACCGGCCTGCCGTTAATCATCAGCACCGGCATGATTAATTACGCGCAGATGTTGGCTGTGACATGCCCAGAAGATTGGGTTCTCTATTGCGTGTCGAAATATCCGACGCCTCTCAACAAGGTTGATTTCAGGAACTTGTCCAGGCTTGAGAAGCTGTTCCCCATATGGGGGTTCTCGGATCATACGGTTGGGCACGGCGCTGCGGTTATTGCAGCCGCTTCCGGCGCGAAGGTGATCGAGAAGCACTTCACGATGGACCGGAAATTATTCGGGCCGGATCAAGTATGCAGCCTTGAGCCGGATGAACTGAAGCAGATGATTACGGAGATACGATCGGTATGATCCGCGACATTGACCTGAGAGATTTGCTGCCGCGCAGTCATGTCGTTCGCGATATGACGACGGTTGCTGAAATGTTGAGGGGCAAGCGTGTTGTCGTGACCGGCGCGGGCGGGTCGATCGGGTCTGAGTTATCGCGACAGATCAGCCGGTTTTATCCGAAGGAATTGGTGCTGGTCGATAACTGCGAGTTCAATCTGTATTCGATCAGCGAGCAGATACCGTCCGCGACCGCGATTTATGCAGACATCAGGGATTCAAATTCCGTTTGCTTGTTCATTGGGAACAAAGCCGACCAGATTGTTTTCCATGCGGCTGCGATGAAGCATGTGCCGCTGGTAGAGGAAAACCAGGCAGAGGCCGTAAGGACTAACATCTTAGGCACAACGAATGTTGCCGTGGCGTGTTTGAAGGTCAACACCCACCGGCTCGTTATGATTTCAACGGACAAGGCTGTTAAGCCGACTAGCTTTATGGGCAAGACCAAGCGCGGGGCGGAGAACATTTGCCGGGAGGCTGGGTATACAGTTGTCCGGTTCGGCAATGTGCTCGGCTCTTCCGGCTCGGTTGTCCCGCTGTTTGAACGCCAGATTAAGAATGGTGGCCCGGTTACGGTGACGCATGAGGATGTTGAGCGGTACTTCATGTCGATTGATGAGGCTGTCAGTCTTGTGCTTCATGCGGCGACAGGTGAGCCGTCCACGTATGTTTTGGACATGGGCCAGCCGGTCAAGATCATGGACTTAGCGAAGGACATGATTCGCCTTGCGGGCAAGATGCCGGGGTCTGAGGTCGAGATAAAGATTGTGGGGATGCGCCCCGGTGAACGTCTTCAGGAGGAGTTGTTCTACGACTCAGAAGTTGTCGAGAAGTTCTCCGTGGACGGCATATGGAGGGTGAGAGATGACGCAGCGTAATGTGCTGATTACGGGGAGCGCCGGACACCTTGGGCGTGCGCTGCGGGCTGCGTTTGAGGCGCAGGGGGATGTTGTGACGGGTGTTGATACGCACAATGCGGAATTTTTATGTGACCTAGAAAGCATGACTCCTGTCGGAAATATTTACAAACATTTTCCAACTGACAAGTTCGACATTGTTGTTTGCAATGCCAAACTTAAAAGCTGGATTTCTCATAACCGGCTTGCGGGCTTTGCCACATCCTCCATCATCAACATCGCCTCCATCTACGGCGCTCTCGGCCCCGATCCCATGATGTACTACGGCACGGAGATCGAGCAGACGCCCGCATGGTACGCCGCTAGTAAGGGCGCGATGATTGCGCTGACAAAACACCAGGCCACAACGCTGGCTCCTGTGCGGAGCAATGCCATCATCCTTGGCGGCATCTTCCGCGACCACAGCGACGTTTTCCGCGAGCGGTATGAGGCTAAGGTGCCACTGTGTCGCATGGCGACTGAGCAGGACGCGGTAGACCTGTGCCTGTTCCTGGCGAGCGATAAGGCGAGCTACATCACTGGCGCGTGTATCCCGTGCGACGGCGGACTGAGTGCAATGGCATGACGATGAACGAATCGGAAATTTTGGATAAGATTGACGACACAAAATCCAGAAAGAGAGTTGCCGAGCGCGAGCTTAGTGTTTTTGACGAATCCATTATTACCGCCAACATTTATTCTGATCGTCTGACTGTCGCGAAGTTGAGAAGCGGGTGGAAAAGAGTCAAAGCTGCAAAAAAGCTAAGAGAGCCGTTTCAAAAAAATGTTGAGCAAATCAGCGTTGATCTTTTTTGTCTAAGGGCTGAGTTGAACCGGGTCACTAACCTGAAGAAATATTTAAGATCGCGGAAATGACTGATATTGCCGTAGCCATCATTGGGAGCGGTAGCCATGCGAAATTATTGCAGAATTTTTTCGATGGTAAGGCCGTTCTTTGCGCGCCGTCTGCGGTGCCGAAGGACACCTTTGTCTGTATCGGTATCGGGAATGTACCGGAAATCGGTAAAAGCGATTTGAAGACAAGGCGTACCATTTATCAAAAGTTTGAAAACCGGATGCTTGGTGTTCAATATAAACATTCGGTAATTCTTGGGAACGTCCACGACAGTTGCCAGATCATGCCGGGTGCGATCGTTAACCACGGTGCGAATGTGCATGAAAACGTTATTCTCAACACCGGCTCGATTGTCGAGCATGACTGCTCGATCGGCGCTCATTGCCACATCGCCCCCGGTGCGGTTGTGCTTGGCGGTGTCCGCATTGGGGAAGAGACTCATGTCGGCGCGAACAGCGTTATTTTGCCGGGGATGAGAATCGGTCGCGGGTGTGTTATCGGGGCTGGCGCGGTTGTGACTGATGATATGGATGATTACCAAACTTGGATCGGGCATAAGCTCTATGAGTGATTTCAGCCAAGTCGTTGTCGTATCCCCCACCCGCGCTGAAGACGGGCCGCTGAAGTCTGTGATCGCGGAGATGCCGGGATGCTCCGTGGCCCAGTTTGATTCAGAGGGTATGTCGCCCGATGTCGCTGTGGCCCGTGCTATTACGTACTTTACGGTTGTCTTCAAATCTAACAACCCGAAGCTGGTTGTTGTGCTAGGCGACCGCTATGAGACACATGCGGCGGCGCTCGCGGCGCACTTTTTGCGGATACCGATTGGGCATATTCATGGGGGCGAGACGACGACGGGGGCGTTTGACGATGCGTTGCGGCATGGGATTACGCATATGGCGGGAAACGACGGGCTGCACTTTGTGGCGCACCATCCTGCGTGGCTGCGCGTCATGGACATGGTGCCGTTTGCCAAGAATGTTCATACGTTCGGTGCCCCCGGCCTCGACACCATCGCGCAAGGGAGCGCAACGCGGGGCCAGAAGGGATGGCGAAAAATTATGGGAGTCAAGACGATTGTGGTGAGCTATTACTCCGAAACATGCTCGCCCGATTGCGGTCTGGCTAACCTTGAATCAATGCTAAAGGCATTGGTTAAATATACAGGCGATCACGCGATCTTCTTTAGCCGGGTGAATAACGACCCCGGCTCGGATGCTATTGAGGACGGCATCAATGCTTTTATCAAAACGTATCCAACGTCCGCTTCTTGGATTTCTCCCAACACCCGCGAGCAGTACCTGCATCTGCTGGAGCACGCCGTTTTTGCAATTGGCAACTCTAGCTCGCTGGTGATCGAGTGCCCGTGGATTGGGGTGCCGAGTGTGTTGGTGGGGCTACGCCAGGACGGTAGGCCGATGGCGAACTCTGTGTTTCAATCAAACTATGGCAGCGTCACTGAAACCGAAGCCGCAATTAACAGTGCGATGGTATTCACCAAGGCGTTTGGCCCCATCTACAAAGGCGGCTCTGCCCACAAGATCGCCGGAGTCATCAGGGGGTGGCTAGATGAGAAAGCCTGACGGGCTAACTCAATTAAACACTAGAGTTGCTATCGGCTTAATTGACGAATTGGATAAATTTTGCGATGATAACTTGCTGTACAAAAAGAACGTAATCGAATTAGCGATACGAAGATTTCTAGCTGCTGAGAAGAGCAAGGTTGGGAAATCTTAAACCCAGCGATAGCACCCCGCTGGGGCGACCGAGAGAACGGTGCCCCCCACCGTCCCGCCCTCTTGGTCGCACACTTTTAGGAAAGCAACATGCTGTCGATCCCGGTTGATTTAGAAAAAGACGCTCTGTTTGTAAAAATCTTTTTGCAAACTGGCGATGCCTTGGATGCGTGTAAGCGCGCTGGATTTATTGTGCATGGGTACAACGATCGCATCGTTGCTGAATACCTACTCGACCGGCCCGACATCCAAGTTGCGCTGCGGGCGGCTAAAGAATCAGAAACCCGCAAGACGGCTCCGGTAGACATAACTCGCGAAAGCATCATTTCTGATTTGGACGTTATCCATCAGTCCGCGATGATCGAGAAAGACTATACGCCAGCGATCGCCGCTAAGAAATTGCAGGCAACTTTGATGGGGATGGTTCAGGAGAACATACAGATTACGCATAATCTGGATGTGACCCGTATGACTGACGCGCAATTGGTACAGATGATTGCTGCCAAATCGCGGCAGGAAGACCTGAAAATGATTGATGTGACCCCGGTTGGTCTGGGGCAGATTAGTGTCTCAAAGTGAGCTAACTTTAGACCAACTGGCCGCAGAGCTTTTGCGGCGGCGTCATGCGCGAGAGAACTTCTCTGATTTCATGGCGTACATGCACGGCATAGCTCCGCCGCGTCATATGAAGTTCCTGTGCGATAAGCTGCAAGAGAAGATGGAGCGCAAGGGCGACCGTATGTTGGTCTGCTTCCCGCCGGGGCATGGAAAATCTACGGTTTCGTCGCTTTATTATCCGGCGTTCTATTTGTCCAAGAACCCGACGCACAACATCATTGTCGTCAGCCATACGGAATCGTTCGCTGAACAGTGGGGCCGTAAGGTCCGCAATCTGATGATGTCGGACGAGTACAAGCTTTTGTTCCCAGAGATTGAGGTGTCGGACGACAGCCGCTCCGCTGGCCGGTGGGACCTGAAGCAAGGCGGCTCGTACTACGCGACGGGCGTGGGCGGCACGGTGACTGGGCGAAGGGCAGACTGCGTAATCTGCGACGATTTGCTCAAAGGTATTGACGACGCAGAATCAAAAACTGTCCGCGATAATATGTGGGACTGGTGGGGCTCGGACTTATCAACCCGCCTGAAACCTAGCGGCATCATGGTTGTGATTGGGACGCGGTGGCATCTTGATGACATCATTGGCCGGATCATGGCTGCTGAAAAGCAGAAGGGCGGCGACAAGTGGGAGAAGGTTGTTCTGCCCGCTTTGGCGAAAGAGAAAGACCCGTTAGGCCGCAAGCCCGGTGAGGCCCTTTGGCCGGAGTGGGAGAACGAGAAGGCCCTAGCCCGTAGACGGGCACAGCCGTCCATGACGGCCCGCCAGTGGGAAAGCCTGTACCAGCAAAGCCCGGTGCTTGAGTCCGGTAACGTCATCAAGCGCGAGTGGATCAAGATTTGGAATCAGAAAGACCCGCCGAAGTGCAGCTTCATTGTCCAGAGTTGGGACACGGCGATCACGGCGAAGAACAAAAGCGCGTTTTCGGTCTGCCTGACCTTCGGTGTGTTTAAGGAAGACAAGACCGATTTGCCGTCCGTGATCCTGTTGTCCCGTTGGCGGGGGCGTGTGGATTACCCAGAACTGCGTAAGATGGCCCAACGGCTCGCGATTAACTATCTGGACGACAACATGGAAGTTCCCATGTCTGGGAACCGTAAAAAGCCGCCGGATATGATCCTGATTGAAGCTAAGGCTACGGGCGAGCCGTTGATTGCTGACCTTAACCGGGCGGGGATTTCTGCAACCCGGTTTAATCCGAATAAGCACGGGGATAAGAACGCCCGCTTGATGCTGGTTACGGACATATTTGAGAACGGTCGGTTTTATGCCCCCGGCCTGCCGCCGATGTACACGCTTCCAAGGCGGTGGGCGGAGGAATATATTAATTCCCTGCTTGCCTTCCCAGCGTCCGACTCAAGGGACGATGCCGACGCGACCAGCCAGGCTATTATTCGGATGAAGACCAGTGGCTGGATTAAAAACAGTTTAGATGTTATTGATGAAGCACCATTTCGCTACACTGAGCGCGCATCTGGGGCACTTTACGGGTAACTTAGCCCGTCTTTTTGTATTTTAGGCAAGTCTGTATGGCGTTAGACCGCGCAACGACTTCTGGCTTAGGACTTAACGACATTACCGGCGAGAACGCTGGCGGCGAGGACGTTAATGTCCCGCAAGACGACCTGAAGTTTGCCGAAGGCGCGTCTTTTACACCGGAAGAGGACGGCGGCGAAACGATCGATTTCGCACCGGAAGAAGAAAGCACTGAGCCGGTGGCTCACGACGATAATTTGGCTGAACATATGGAGGATTCCGACCTCCAGGCGATCGCCAACGACATTATCGACTACGTTAAGGAAGATCGGGACACTCGTTCCGACTGGGAAAGCATGTTGTCCCAGGGCCTGACGTATCTTGGCCTGAAGATTGAAGATCGATCGATCCCGTTTAAGGGTTCTGCGGGCGTTTTTGACCCGATTTTGCTTGAAGCGGTTATCCGCTGGCACGCCACCGCCAGCGCGGAGTTGATGCCAGCCAGCGGGCCGGTGAAAACGCAGATTATCGGCCAGCCCAGCAGGGAAATGGAAGAGAAGGCGTCTCGCGTTAAAGAATTTATGAACTACTACCTGATGGAAGGTGCGCCGGAGTGGGTTGAGCAGAACGACCAGATGCTGTTCTGGCTCCCCCTTGTTGGCTGTACGTTCAAAAAGACCTACCAAGACCCAATCCTTAACCGGGTTGTCAGCCCATTTATCCTTCCACAGGATTTTGTTGTCTCGTTTAGCACTACCGATTTAGATACCTGCCCGCGAGCGACACATATCATCTCGATGTCCCCAAAGGACATGAAGATGCGCCAACTCAGCGGTTTTTACCGCGATGTGGAGCTAAAAGACCCCACTTATGAAGCCGAAGACCCTTCATCTTTGGATGAAAAGTCTACCCAAACGCAGGGTTTGACCAAGCCAACCGAGTCGGACGAAGCCCCGTTTGAGGTGTATGAGTGCCACTTAGACCTTGATTTGAAGGGTTTTGAGCATAAGGACGACAACGGCGAAGAAGGCGAAGGGGAGCCTACGGAAACGGGCCTTCCGCTGCCTTACATCGTTACGATCGAAACCGGCTCGAAACAGGTTCTCTCCATCCGGCGTAACTGGAAGGAAGAAGACCAGACCTACGCCAAAATTCAGTATTTCACTCACTTCAAGTTTGTCCCCGGTCTGGGGTTCTATGGCATTGGCTACGCCCATATCCTTGGTAATACGGCCAAGGGGGCAACGTCCCTTCAGCGTCAGATGATAGACGCTGCTACGCTCGAAATGTTCCCCGGCGGACTCAAAGTTAAAGGCATGAGGGGGGACGACAACAACGTGATGATCGGTCCCTGCGAGTTCAGGGAGCTTGATACCGGCGGGATGCCAATCCAGCAGGCCATTATGACGATGCCCTATAAGGGTCCGTCGCCTGTGTCTATGGAGCTATGGCGGGCCACCCGTGAGAACGGCGAGCGGCTTGGCGGCATGACTGAGGTGGCTGTCGGAGAAGGCCGTCAGGACGCCCCTGTGGGCACCACAGTGGCCCTTCTTGAGGCGGCTAACCGAGCACAGTCCGCTACGCTGAAAGCGGCCCACCGGGCTTACAGGCGCGAATTTAAGCTGATCGCTGCCCTGTTCGGGCAGTTCCTGCCGGATACGCCTTATCCGTGGCCGGTTGCCGGTGGTCCTAATTCGATCATGCGGACGGACTTTTCTGACCATATCAACGTCATTCCGGTCAGCGATCCCAATATCACATCGTCTGCCCAGCGCATGATGCGGGCGGAAGCCCTGCTCAGGTTCGCGACCCAAGCGCCCGATTTGCATGACCAGTACCAGGCATTCCGGCAGATGTACGAAGAGATGGGTGTGGACACGAAGCGGATTGATGCGCTTCTACCGCCCAAGGCCGACGCGCAGCCGCTGGACCCGCTGACAGAAAACCAGAACCTGCTCAACGGCAAGCCTGTCAAAGTCGGCCCGTATCAGGACCATGACGCTCACATCTCTGCTCATACGTCGCTGATGAACCAGAAGCCGGACCTTGTAACGGTCCCGGCGCATATTGCTGAACACGAAGCCGCCAAGATGCGGGTTCAGGTTGAACAGATTCTGGGTCAATCGCTGCCCCCGGCTGGTCAACAGTTGCCGCCGGAAGTGGAAAACCAGATCGCTGTCTTGGTCGCCAAGGCGATGCAGCAGATTGCTCAGTCTCAAGGTGGCGAAGACCCCACCCCAGGCCAGATTGCTATGGAGCAAATCAAGGTCGAGGCCGCGAAGGTCCAGGCCAAGCTGCAAGAAATCCAAGCCAACACAAGCAGCAAGGCGTTTACGGAAACGCTTAAACTAAAATCTAGCCGCGAGGATCGCCTGAGCCGCGAGCGGATTGCTATGCTGAATTATCACAAGGACAGGCAGAAGCAATCGGACAAACCCAAGACATTCGGTACAAGGAGCACGTTCTAATGGACTCTATGCGGCGCAATGCCCAGAAAATGATGCCCCACGTTATGGCTTTGAATAAGAAGCCGGACACGGGGTTGAAGAACAACAACCAACCGGCACGCGGCATGAGCAATGTCACGGCGTTTGCGAAGGGTGGGAAGGTTTCCATGAAGAAGTGGGAAAACTCCGCCACGGACAAGGCGCAGGACAAGAAGCTAGCTGCGAAGCACGGCATGACGTTTAAGAAATGGGAAAAGTCCATTTTGGACGTTCAGCACGACAAGCAGCAGTCCCCCAAGGGCCTGAAGAGCGGTGGTAAGCCGAAGAAGTATGCGAACGGCGAGGGCGTTTATACCCCCGGCAAGTTTTATACCCCCGGCAAGTTCAGCGAGAGCGCGTCTAACTCCCTTGTCGGTAGGGACACGACCCAAAAGAACCGTCTGGCCGATCCTAGAGCTATTAGAGTTACCGCCAAGAAAATGGACAATCTTGATGAGGGCCTGAGTTCAGCGCCAGCAAGCGAACCCACGGAAGACGAAGATTCGATCAAGGTAACTGCCCGACAGGAAATCCCGGTCGTTGCGAAGAAATCTACCGCGAAGATTCGCAAGAAGGTCGATTACGACAAGATGAGTTCCGACGATGCGGTCGCCAGGTGGAACAAGAAGCATAACAAAGATTATGTTGGAGACAGTTATACGCCTAGCGGTTTTGCCAAAGGTGGTAAGACAAAGAAGGCCGGAAGCAAGAAGGTGATGGGCACGGTAGACGAGGCAAAGAACCTCGTAGCCGCTCTCGGCAATGCGCGGAGCCAGATGGCTGCGCCCGCCGGTATGGGTATGCCGCCGCGTATGGCACCGCGTATGGCCCCTGGTATGGGCATGTCGCCCCCGATGAAGAAGGGCGGCAAGGTCATGAAGAAGGCCGCTGGCGGCGCTGCTAAGATGCGCCGGTCGTCCCCGACGCCGGATAAGATTAAGAAAGTCCCATACGTGAATGGAGGTTGATATGTCGCGACCTGTAAAAGATATCCGTCTGAAGCCGAAAGGCACTAAGAAGGGCAAGGGAAAATAGCAATGAGTGCTGACCTGCTGGCAAGGAAGGTCACGGCAAGGTTGCGAGAGGCGAGAGAGGAAAAGATCAACTCTCTCAGGCGATGCAAACCCCGCGCCCCAATGATTGTTGAGGGCGCGGCGATCGCCGCAGCTACGGCTGAAGAAATAGCGTTCTTCGCAATCGACACCAACGCGACGATAGATGCGTTCAATATCGCTATGTCGATCATTGAGGAAGAGTACAAAAAAATCACCAGTCCAGAACAACCGGACGATGATAAACCCCCACAGGCAAGGACAGTTAACTATGGCTAGTCTCAAAACCTTACCATTCGTGCAAGAAAGCGAAGTCTCCGAAGCGGAGACTTTGATTAACAAGATGTTTCTGGACATGCCCGGCGGCAAGCCGTTTGAACTCCGCCCGGCTGGCTACATGATCGCGACGAAGATTTACGTTCGTCCCGATGAGTTAATGGTTATTGATATGCCGGACGGGTCGAAGAAAACACTTTGGACGCCGGAAGTAAGCAAGACGCACGACAAGTTTGATTCTGTTTCTGCGTTGGTTTGTGCGGTCGGCCCGCAGGCTTACAAGGGGTTTAACCAAGATGGCACCAGCCGGTATCCCGAGGGGCCTTGGTGCCGTGTCGGGGACTGGATTGTGATCCCGCGCCAATCTGCGTTTGTCTGCCACTATCATGGAGTGGCGATGGCGATTCTGCCGGACGATAAGGTTATCGCGGTTATCCAAGACCCAACAGATGTTTCGACTGTCTACATGGCACCGAAAGTTTGATAGGCAAGAATCATGTATAAACTTCCAACACCCACATACGCGCAAGAAGGTACAGGTGCTGCTGCGCCTGAACCGGCACAGGTTCCGAAAAATCTAACGGGGCAAGAGGAGTTTCCTGAAGAGGAAATTGATCTGCCTAATGAAGACGGCTCAGAGCCGGAGGCACAAGAGACACCGGCAGAGCCGGACCCCGCTAAAACGTTTAAGCGTAGAGGGCCGAAGCGTTATGCGACTTTGACCCATGAGCGTGATGAGGCGCGTGGGTACGCCGCACAACTCCAGGCCGAATTGGAAATTGAGCGTAGCCGCGCGGCTGAGTTGGAGGCCAAGGCTAACGAGGCGTCCAGCATTGCGATGCAAAGTTACGCGGCCAAGTCAGAGTCCGATCTGCGCGAGGCCCGCGCCGCGCTTTCTGCGGCCATTGAAAGCGGTGATCCAGGCAAGATCACCGAAGCCTCCGAACAGTTGTCGTCAGCCAAGGCTACGATGGATGACGTTGAGGTTTGGAAGAAGTCAGAGCAAGCCAAGCAAAACGCACACGCACCCCCACGGCAGGCCGCGCCACAGCCCCAGGCGGCGCAAATCCCAGAACTTCCAGATGAAGTTAAGGGCTGGGTTATGGAGAATCGCTACTTCGATTTTGTCCAGCGAGACAGCGGCGGGAATGTCGTTTTCGACCGTAGCGGCAAGCCGATGCGTAATCCAGATTACGACGACACTATGCACACCGAGGCAACGCTATTCGCTACAAACCTTGAGCGAAAGATTTCTGATGGTCGCCTTAATTATAAGGTTTCTTCACCGGAGTATTTTAAGGCCGTTGAAGAGCATATGCGTGACCAGTTTCCTGACTACTTTGACGAAGAAGAACAAGAGCAACCCGCAGCCCCTGTCCGCAGGGGGTCACCAGTTGCTGCTCCGACTCGATCAATGTCTTCGGGTGGTCAGGCGGTACAGAACCCATCCAAGTTCAAGCTAACCAGCGATCAGCTACGGTTTGTTAAACGAATGGTCGATAACGGCGGTGGACCGAAGTATCCGCAGGGTCATGCTCGGCAATTCCAGCCGATGAGCTACGATGACGCTAAGGTCAGTTACGCTCGCCGTATTATGAAAACAAACAACCAGTAGGATGATTCATCATGGGTCGTAAACCTCGTAGTTCTGAAGCCCGCGACAGCAACACGCGCGCTGCGGAGTCTCGTCAAGAAGCCAAGACAACTCACCAATCTCGCTTTTACATTCCGCCGAATGTTATTCCGCGTGGCGTGACTTATGCGTGGGTCGCCGTGGCATTTGATAACGCCGGTACGTTTAATAAGGATAATTGGAACAATAAGTTCCGCGCTGGCTGGCGTCCGGTGCCGCGCGATCGCCATCCTGAATTGTTTCCGCCTGTGCCGAATATCGGTTTCGGTTCTGACGACGACCGTTATATTAATGAGGGCGGACTTATTCTTTGTGAAAAGCCAACGGTAGATGTCCGGCGCGATCGCGATGCGCTGGAACGTCTGGCACGGCAACAGATGGAAGGGCAGAAATGGACGCAGGCACAGGGGGCCAATCCGTTTGCACAGACCATGCCGCGCTTTGATGAGTCTAAGACTGAGTTTGGGCACTCTGCCCAGTTTAAGGAATAAATACGGGGTGGCTGGGGTTAAGGAACCCTGGCCCACCTTTCCCTTGCCGGAGGAGTGACGGGGCCAATCCTGGCCACCCCACCATGATAAGGGGGCTTACAACGCCTCTGAATTGTGGTAATTTAAGTATTAATTGCGATCCTGCAACGCAGGTTATCGACGCCAATCACGTATTTGGCCGGGTTATTAGACCCGTTATCGAAGTGCAGTCACGTATCTGCTCCGTGCCGTCGCAACGGCAATCAGTGATTTTCGCACCGTTTAGGGTGCATCTGACAGGAGCAAAACATGGCTTACGGCGCGAGCGGAGGCTTTGGCCTTCAACCGCTTAATAGCGGTAACGGTGTTACCTTCAATGGCATCACCAATCAATACAATCTTCCGGCGACGGGTGGACAGAGCATTTTCCAGGGCGACCCTGTGGCTCTTTCGACCGTTGGCGTGATCGTCCGAGGCACCGCGTCCATTCCGGCGCTTGGTGTCTTCCAGGGCTGCAAGTTTCAGGACACCGCCGGTGTCTGGCAGTTCACCAACTACTTCGCTGGCGCGACGGCTTTCCTTGCTGGCAACACGCCGGTCGCACTCGTCATCGACGATCCGATGGCCCAGTACACCATCACAGAGGGTGATGCGACTGGCGCTTCCGGTACTCCGCTTACGTCTGCCGCCCCCGGCCTGAACGCCAACTTCGTTTACACGGCGGGCAGCACGCGTACCGGCCTTTCTGCCGTCACGCTGAACAACGCTACGGCGAGCACGGCTTCCAGCCAGAATCTGCGAATTACTGCTCTTGATCCCCGTGTCGGAAATGCGGTTGGCGCGTTCGCCAACTGGGTTGTCCAAATCAACAACGGCCAGCGTTCCGCTGGCACGCCGCGTCCTTAGTAGCATAGGACCAGGAGCAGAAACATGACCATTAATACCAGTCAAATCCAGCAGCTTCTCCGCCCCGGCTTGGCAGAAGTGTTCGGTGATTATCCGATGTACCCGGCTGAATATACCGAAATCTTCAGCACCCATACTTCGGACAAAGCAGTCGAAATCGAAGTCGAAATGAAGCTGCTCGGGCTTGCGGCCACTAAGGCCGAAGGCGCTCCGACGCAGTTCCAAGACATGGGACAGCGCGTAATCAGCACCTACTACCATCGCTACACCAGCGTTGGCTTTATGATTACTCGCCAGGCGATGAAGGATAACCTTTACGAGTCGCAGTTCCCGCAGCAGGCGCAGTCTCTCCGTAACTCGATGCTGCAAAGCAAAGAAGTTAACGGCGCGTCTGTTATCAACAACGGCTACTCGGCATCGTTCCCCGGCGGCGATGGTGTGGCGCTCTTCTCGACCGCTCACCCGATCGACACCGGCACGTTCGCGAATACGCCGTCCGTTCAGGTGGACCTGAATGAATCGTCTCTGCAAGATGCGATCGTAACCATCTCGCAGTTCCGCGATCAGGCTGGCCTCATCACGATGACCAAGCCGACCAAGTTGATCGTTCCGCCGCAGCTTCAGTTCACGGCGGATCGTATCCTGCACTCGCAGTTCCGCACTGGTACTGCGAACAACGACATTAACGCCGTGTACAATATCGGCGCTGTGCCGCAGGGCTATCGGGTCAATCACTTCCTGACCGATACCAACGCCTGGACCTTGATGACCGACGCCCCGAATGGTCTGAAGCACTATGTCCGTGAAGCTCTCGAAACGGATGTTTTCACTGACTTCACCAGCGATAACCTGCTCGCGAAGGCCATCGAACGGTACTCGTTCGGCTGGTCTAACTCGCGTGGCGCTTATGGTAGCTCTGGCGCTACCTAATAAGGTGCTAGAGGGCTGAATAGAAAATTGGCCATCGTGCCGCAAAGGGTGCGGTGGCCTTTTTCACAACGAAAGTGAGGCATCCTCATGACTTCTTTTTTCGATAACGTTAAGATTGGTCGGGCGGCTTATAACCGCAATCTTACGCCTCCGACAGGCTATGCCGAGGACGAGATTTACGGCATCCCGCTGACGCAGACTTACGTTTACCAAGCTGGCACGGCATCCACCTCCCTGGCGAGCGGCGTGTTTTATGCGTCTTCCGCTGTGGCGGGAACGCTGACCGGCACGGGCGTGTTGGTAAGTGGTGGCGTTGCCACCTTTGACGTTCCCCGTAGCGTGCAGATCACGGCTTCCAGCAACATGGCAACGGTCACGTTTACCATCCGTGGTACGGATGCGTATGGTGCGCCGCTTACGTGGGCTGGTGTCGGCCCGACCGGCAATACCCTTGGCGCTGCCGGTTCTTATGTCGTCAGCCTCTCCGCGTTCAAAACCATGACTACGGCGTCATGCGATGGCGCGGCGACCGGGGCGCTGACCATTGGTACTTCGGATACTTTCGGAATGCCGTTCCGTATTCCCAATGTCGGTTATGGCATGGGGGTTCACATCAACGGCGAGAGTGCTACCGTCCCGGCTACGTGGACGGCTGGCTTGGCTGCCACGGGCGTTGCGACGGCCACCACAGCCGATGTCAGGGGCACTGTGGCCCTGGCTACAACTGTTCTAAGCAACGGCTCTCGTTATTTTAGCTTTGAGTTCATTACTCCAAATACCGGCATTGCGGCTGGCGCTGATACGAAGGAAAATAGCTACGGCGTTACGCCGTTTACGTCGTAATATAAAGCCAGGGCACACACCGCCGTGCCCTGGCCTTTCCTTTCTGGCGGCTACTAGGCAAGGATATAATTATGGAACAATCCGCTCAGTCGATGCCCACGCCTATTTCGCTCATGCCTAATCGTAAGGCCGTGAACATTATCGCTATGGGTTCGAGCCGAAATGACTTCTTCCAGGCGCAGCTTATGGAAAGCCGCCCCGATATTCTTCAGAACGCCGAGATTTGGTGCATCAACTACATGGGCGGGCAGATTCGCTGCGACCGCATTATTCACGTTGATCCCGTCCACGCGTTTCTTGGGCACCCGATTGTGCGCGATATGTGTGAATACGCGTTGAAGGACAACATCCCGTTCTACACCTCGCACCCGCACCCGAAGTACAATAACCATGTGGTGTATCCGTTCGCCCGTGTTTCGGCTGCTTTCGGCGGCATCACATATTTCAACACCAGTGTGTCGTATGCGATCGCGCTGGCGCTGGCTGACGGTTTCACAGAAATCGGCCTGTTTGGCTGCGACTTCTCGTACCCAGATGTCCATATGGCTGAATCTGGCCGCGCTTGTTGCGAGTTTTATATCGGCATCGGCACTCAGCGCGGCGTTCGGTTTGCCGTCGCTCAAGGCTCGACGCTGATGGATATGTACAACGGCCAACAGCCCTACGGCTGGTTCTCCAACCCGAATCTGCCGCCCGCCAATGGCGGTAAGCTGATGAACGCCCGTGAAATCTTGGCGCATGAAGAACGTGTGAAAAATCCGCCGAAGTTTTCTGACCTCATCCAAACCGTTAAAATGTCCACGCCTATTCAGCAGGTCAGTCCGATTGCGGTCGGCTCTGGCGGCGAAAACGCTATTTACACGAATTTGCTGGGCGGGCCGCTCCCACTGAAAAATGGCCAAGACTCTTTAGGAGTACAATATGCGCCCCACGGTAATCTCGTTCCCGGCCCCATCAGTTAACGCGGTCTGCGCGACACAGACCACGACTGCTGCGAACCAGGCGCTTACGCTCAACGGGAGCCTGTCTAATATTGCACTGAGTAACGGCCAGGGGTATTCGCCCCTGGTTGTTTTCCCAGGCATCCAACGTGCGATCAGTGTAACGAGCACTGGCAATATCAGTACGTCTACTATTTCGATTACTGGGTATGACACCAGAAGCGTGCTCTTCACGACCACGCTTACTGGTCCCAACAACACGACCGTCAACACCACGACAGAGTTTAACAAGATCACAGCGGTCAGCGTTGGCACGCTTGCCAGCAGCACGTTTACTGTTGGTACGAGCGCCACCGGGTCTAGCACATGGGTTCAGGGTGATTCGTTTATCAGCCCGTTTGCTGTGACTGTTACGGTAGAAACCGTGACTTCTGCCCCGATCACAATTCAAGATACGCCGAATGATGTTCAGGCTGCTGCTCCGTCGATTATCTTTAATCACTCGACCTTGGCAACGGTGACTGTTTCGGCTGAGTCCAACTACGCCTTCCCGGCGCGTTTCATGCGGTTTATCTGCACCGCTAGTGCGACTGCTACGGGGAACTCGCAAGTGACCTTTATCCAGGCTGGGTGGTAGTCATGGGCATTAGCGGCCTTTCAATGACGGGTACGTCCTCGATCGACGCAGAGGCCGTTCTTAAACTTCTTTCTAATCCAGAATCTTTGAAGGCCAATATCGAAGCGTACAACGTCGCTAAGAAGGCGGCTGAAGACGCTGTGGCCGTGGCAGGCAATCTTTGAAGGCATGGGACGAATCACGTAATGGCGCGCGCCAAAACTGACCAGATGCGCGGAATGACGGTCTCAGGCGGCTACAAGCTGCCTGCGTCGAAGGGCGCTGGCCTGACGGCAAAGGGCCGCGCGTCCATCAATCGGCGCACCGGCAGCAATCTTAAGCCGCCTGCGCCGCACCCCAAGACTGAGGCGGACGCTGGCCGCAAGAAAAGCTTCTGCGCTAGGTCGCAGGGGTGGACTGGTGAGCGCGGCAAGGCTGCTCGCAAGCGGTGGGAATGTTAAATGACCCTCACCGGAACGTATGATTTCGGCGTTAATACCGAACTCGACAGCGTAATTGTCGAGGCATACGAGCGTTTGGGCCGTGAGGCTTCTGAACTGTCGGCCAATGACGTTCAGAGCGCCATCCGTAGCCTTAACTACGTCTTCGCGGACTGGGCCAACAGGGGCATTAACCTTTGGGAAGTGACTCTCAATAACACCGCCCTAACTCAGGGCCAGCAGAGTTTTGTGCTAAACTCTAAGAACGTCGATGTATTTCAGGTTTACCGGCGTACCACTAGCGGCGGTATTAATACGGATGTCGTTCTGTCCTCGATTAGCCGCGCAGATTATTCGTCCATCCCGAATAAGCAGCAGCAGGCTCCGCCGACCCAGTATTACTTTGAGCGCACAATTACCCCGACTTTGTACCTTTGGCCAACGCCTGACAGCGCGGCATATACGCTGTACTATTACAGCATGAACTTCACTCAAGACCCTGGAAATCCTACCAATACGCTGGATGTACCGCAGCGTTGGTTTGATGCAATGGCTTCTGCAATGGCGGTCAGACTGGCCGTGAAGTGGGCACCTGATAGGGTGCAGATGTTGCAGCCGCTGGCTGATATTGCGTATCAGGTAGCCTCGGCGGAAGACACTGAGAATGTCGTTACCGTTATCAAACCCAACCTGTTTTTTGGCTAAATAGAAATGAGCCGTCTAAGCCCACTTCGCCTTAAATCCCGAGCGCCGATTACGATCGACGTGAAGAATCCACGCTCGGTCGGCGTTTGCGATGGCTGTGGATTTTGGACGATGCACCCCAGCTTGGTGGAAAAGAAGGAGTTCCGTGGTGGCGCGGCTCCCGTTGGTACGGGTTTTTACGTATGTGGGGTTTGCGACGATGTTCCCAATCCGTACTACTCCAAAATGGTTCTCCCGCCGGACCCGGTGCCGATCAAGAACGCGCGTCCTGAGAACTACTCCCTTGATCCAGAGCCTATGCTTTTTATTATTGCAGACTACAATATCCCTATCATAACTGGCGTTAACCCGCAGGATGCGACCAATGGTGGCTTTAACTTTCTAAGCGCCAATAACCCGTCCCTGATCCCGGTGCCCTGATGCCTAGCGTCCTTATCAGCGAACTAGACACATCTCCGGCGCTTGTCGGCACTGACATGCTGATGGTGCAGCATTCGGCTGGGCCTCCGGCTGAAGTCTGCACGGTGTCCCAAGTGGCGACTTATATGACGTTGGCTCATGTTTTCGCTTATATTTCTGCCCCGGCTGCGACCACGGTTACAAGTCAAAATACCTTTTATAAGGTGGCCGGGACGACGACGCTCGGCAACGCCACACTGTTTACGATGCCAGCCAACAACCGCGTCCTTTATTCGGGAACGGCGGCGCGGGATGTGTTCCTTAACTGCTCGATCACTTTTAATTGTAGCGCAAATGCTCAAACTATTGGTTTTCAGGTCTGGAAGTTTACAGCCGCTACCAATAGCGGCGCGTACTTGACCAGCAGTTTTATGGCCAGAACGATCACGGTCGGGGCAAATTCCGTATTCATTAGCTTGTGCGTTTCTGACACCGCGAGCACTGGCGATTATTTTGAAATCCACACCAACAACGCGACATCTGGCGGGGCTACGGTAACTGCTCAGTATATGTCTCTAATGGTACAGGCAACATTGCAATGAGTTTCACAGCAACACAGTACCTATTTAAGGCGCAATCCCTGACGGCCACGACCACGGCCACTGTCGGCGGATATACGGTTCCTGCCGCAACGCGGTTCTCCATCGTCGCGATGACTGTGGCGAATAGCTCGACCACGAACATCACCAATTACGTTGATGTCTCGGCCTATGACGGCTCGGTGGCGTATCCGATCGTTGTGAAGATGCCGGTGTATCCAGGCGGCGCTGAAATCATCGAGGGTATTCAGAAGCACATTCTCCCGACCGGCGGCGGGATGTACGTTACGGCGTATGCCACGGCTGGCGTTTCAGTCGTGATGAGCGGAATAGAGGTGACATAATGGCAATCGGTAGAGGTAATAACGCGGGACCGGCGTCTGACCTGTTCCCGTTGTCTGGAGCCACAGCCTCCTCGCCAGGAATCTTGATTACGGCTACCACGGCGACTGGTGGTGGCACTGTCGCGCACACGGCGGACGCCAACGCAACTGATGTGCCGTATATGATTATTAGCAATGTCAGCGCGGCGTCAGTGACGGTCTACGGCAACCTCGGTTCTCTCGCGACGACCGGGCAGCGATCTTGGTCTATCGCAGCCGGAGCGTTTACACCGGCCTACAGCTACGACGTTGGCATGTCTAAAAGCGGAACGTTCAGCTTTTGGTCATCGGCCACGGCTGGGGTTTACGTCACGGGTATTACCTCCCGAATTTACACGGCGACATCATAATGACCTTCCCTCCGCAGCCAAACTTCCCGACCCCAGCGGGCCAGCCGAATGGCCCATTGTGTTTAGTTCAGTGGTACGGAACCGGCTGTCCGCCATCGACCTTGACGGTCCCGCTGTGGGCTACCCGTGCATGGATAGGTGTGATGAGCGCCGGTGGCGGCGGCGGTGGGTCCAATACTGCAACTGACAGATGCTCCGGCGGCGGCGGCGGCGCATACGCGGAGGCTGTAAAAACAGTTTCGCCCGGCGGCACGTTGACCATCACCGTTGGCGCGGGCGGAGCGGGTGGCGCTAACGCCGCTGGGTCACAGGGCGGGACAAGCTCTGTGGCAAGCTCGTCTTTTACTACCATTAGCTGCACTGGCGGCGGTGGCGGCAATAAATCGGCTGGCACAGCCGCAGCAGCGGCGGGTGGCGCTGCGACGGGTGGCGACCTTAACTCTACCGGCGGCGCGTCTGGCGCTGTTTCCGCCAATAGTGGTGCTTCCGGCGGCGGTGCGCCCGGCCATCCAAAGGGGACCGGGGGCGCGTCTGGATTAATCAGCGCGGCTGGCCCCGCCGCCACTGGTGGTGCCGGATTGCAAGGCACATCTGGCGCTATTACGGCGGTGACAACCGCTGCTGCGACAGGTGGCGGCGGCGTTAATTTTGGTTCCGGCTTGGTTTCTAGCGGTGCAAACACGAAGACTGCCGGTGGTGGCGCGTTCGGCGCGAGCGCGGCCAACAGTACATCCGGTGGGCTTGGATCAGTTTTAGGTGGCGCGTCTGCAAGTGGTGACAACAACACTGGCTCGGCCAACGTATCACCCACCAACAGCAACAGCGGCAGCGTCCCGCTGATCTATTTTGCGCTGACGCAGACTGGTTTTGGCAGCAATACCAACACCGTCATCACTTACGCACCGGGCGGTGGTGGTGGTAACGGGCAGACCAATTCAGCGCAAATAAGCGGGACAAACGGTATCGGCGGAGGCGGCGGCGGATCAGCCAGCAGCACAACAAATGCCAACGCGCAGACGAACACAAATGCCACTGTGGGGCCATCGCCATTCGGCGGAGGCGGCGGTGCGTGTTCAACTTCTGGCGGCAATGGTGTCGGCGGATTTGGTGGCCTTGGCGGCGGCGGCGGCGCAGGTGTTGGGGCCGTGGGCACTGGCGGCACTGGCGGCGATGGTTACATTTTTATTCTGTTCATGGTGTAACATGCCGAGATACGCACACATTGAAAACAAATACGTCATTGATCCATATGACGCGCCGACTATCGAAGATTACAAATACCGCTTCGGAGATTTGGCTAATAGCTGGAACATCATTATTGTCCCAGAAGGGACAGAGCCGTCTGCTATTGATAACGGCGACGGTACATACACCAACCCGCCGTCTCCTCAAGCTCATGACCCTGTATACAAGGCCACCACTGAAATCGAGTTTATCATTCTGTGCCAAGACGCTGGCGGGATGACAGACAATATGCTGGTCGCCTGCCAGGATGATCCGCGATGCAAAGCGATGTGGATTAAATTTAAGGCGTCAACGACGTTGAGCAAAGACAACGCGCTTGTTCAGTCTGGCCTGACTTCAATCGCGCAATACGGCTATCTCCCTAATGGTGTCGCGGCGGTTAATGCTGCGTGGCCGGTGGTATAAATGCCTACTGCGATGACCTTTGCCAGTTTGCAAGACGACGTTCGCTCTTATTGTGAACGCGGCGGGTCATCTGTAGACGCGCAGTTTAACGTCCAGCTTCCTGGATTTATCAATCTCAGGGAGCGCCAGATTGCTCGCGAGCTAAAAATCCAGGGGTTCATTAATAACGCAAACTCGGCGTTCACGACATCGCTGGGCGTTTACCCCAAGCCGACCGGATGGCGCGAGACAATCAGTATCAACGTCGGGACAAATATCGGCACGGCGACGACGTTTAATACCCGCGTTTCTGTTTTGCCGCGTTCGTATGAATACGCCCGCACGTACTGGCCGGATGACGCCCAGACGGGAACGCCGAAATACTACGCGGACTATGATTACGACCATCTTATTTTTGTGCCGACTCCATCGACCACGTTTCCGTATGAAATCAATTACTGGCAACTCCCGCCGTTGCTCGATGATACAACGCAGACGAATTGGCTGACCGAGTACGCACCCAACGCCCTACTCCACGGCACGTTGGTTGAGGCGTTCACATACCTAAAGAATCCAGAACAAGCCGCCGCTTGGTCACAGGCTTACGACCGCGATTTGTCTGGATTGAATAACGAAGATTTGCAGAAAATTCTCGACCGTGCTCAGAAAAGGAATACGGCGTGACAAGTTTTACAAACGTATTTGGCGGCGGAACGCTCGACCCGGCGCAGCCTAGCTATAAGGCTTACACGGCGTCTACCAGCATTACGTCTGTGTGGCCGATTGAAGCCGCTTCCAGCCAGAATGTTGTCGCCGCGATCAACGACATCAGTTTCACCGCTGGCTCTCTGACGTTTACACTTCCTCCGGCCAATCAGGTTTCGGTTGGCTACAATGCGCTGTTCAACAACGTCGGGTCCAACCAATTCACGGTGCTGGATAACGCCGGTAACGTCGTCGTTACGGCGACCTCCGGCGCGGCTTGGTCGGCGTATGTCACTGACAACACCACGGCGTCAGGCGCGTACAGAACGTATCAGATGGGCGCTGGCACCTCGTCCGCCTCACCCGCTGCATTGGCTGGCCTTGGCATTAAGGCCATCACCACCACGTTGAACCAAGAGTACCCGTGCGGGTTCTCTTACAGTTCTACGCCGCAGACCATGACTACGGCCCAGCGGGCCGCGTTGGTGATCTGGACCGGCGGCGCTGGCATCTTTAACTTTAGCGCGCTGGCTACGCTTACAAGCGGCTGGTTCACAAATATCACCAACCAGGGCACTGGGGCGCTTGTACTAACGCCGCCGAGTGGCTTGATTGACGGCGGCGCGACGAAGACGTTGAACCCCGGCGATACGGTTATCATCATTACTGATGGTAGCAATATGTATACCGTTGGTTTTGGCCAGAGCCCGGTGTTTGCGTTTAGCTACTTGACCGTCAGCCTTGCTGGGTTGAGCGGGACTTATACGTTGAGCGGCCTTGAGCTTAACAAGACGGCGATTAAGTTTACCGGCGCTTTGGCTGGCAACATTGACGTTATCGTCCCGTCCACCGTGCAGCAGTATTGGGTTGATAACTCAACAACCGGCGCATTTATCTTTGGCGTCAGGACGATAACCCAGGCGAGCCCTGGCGTTTCTATTACAAACTCATCGACAAGATCAATTCTTTACTCCAACGGAACGGATGTAATCCTCGCTGAGACTCTGGGACTTGGCACACCAATCCCGATTACTCAGGGCGGCACAGGCGCGACCACGGCGACCGGCGCGCAGGCAAACCTCAATGTGCCTAGCACGATTGACGCCTTTAGTTATGTGAGAATGTTCAGCTAATGGCTGACCTGACGCCTCTCAAGGTAGCCTCTCAGCCTGGGTGTAAACGCGACGGTACACTTCTGGAGGGGGAGAACTATGTCGATACGCAATGGTGCCGCTTCCAGTTACGTAAGGGCCTGCCGCGCAAGATGGGCGGCTATCGCCGTCTAACGGATGAACTGTCTGGGATTTCCAGAGGGCTCAACGTCTTTAACAGCGACACAAATACTTACACCCACACCGGCTGGTCCGGCGGGGTGCAACGGTTTTTGATAAACCAAACCGGCGGCGTATCTGCCATCGCGGATAGAACGCCAGTCGGGTTCGCGGTTAGCGATAACAATGTTTGGCAGTTCGACACGCTATATGACGGGGCAGCTACAAGCTCTGTTCTGCTTGCTCACGCTGGGCCGAACCTGGCTGACATAACATCCTCCACTGATACCCCCGTTTATTACGGCGACGTTCTTACTTCCACAGCCTTAGTGGCTACTGGGTCGCCCTCGGTGGCTGGCGGCGTATTTGCGCTCAATCCGTTTGCCGTCAGCTATGGACATGATGGCGTTGTGAACGTAAGCCTCGAAAATGATGTGGTGACACCATGGCCCAACTCGTACCGGCCAACGGCGTCTAAGCTGGTGTACGGATTGCCTGTGCGGGCCGGTGCGGGCAACGGCCCTTCCGGCTTGATCTGGGGCGTCGAATCCCTTGTCCGCATGACGTATGTGGGCGGCACTACGTTGTTCAACTTCGACAACATCACCTCCGCCTATAGCTTGCTATCCTCACAGTCCGTCATTGAGTACGACGGCATTTATTACTGGGCTGGCATAGATCACTTTTTGAGTTTTAACGGCGTTATTCAAGAACTTGAAAACGGCATGAACCTTAATTGGTTCTACGACAACCTGAATTACAACCAGTCCCAGAAGGTGTTTGCCTTCAAGATTCCGCGTTGGGGTGAAATCTGGTGGTGCTATCCGCGTGGTGATGCTACGGAATGTACCCATGCCGTAATTTACAACGTGCGGCTTTCGCGCATTTTGGGGTATGCGGTTTGGTACGACACCGAACTCCCGAACGCGGGCCGCTCCACCGGCCAGTTCGCGCGGGTGTTCCGTTCGCCGTTGATGACCGGTGTTGATCCGGTCCCCAACAAGGCTGTCGTGTCCTTGGCGGTTACGACTGCCAGCACGTCCGCTGCCAGTTACAATATCGTCCTTAACGGCGCAACAGCCGTTAATGTTACGGCGACCAACAACGGCTCGCTGACGACTACGGCGCAGCAAATTGCGGCGGGCACCTACTCCGGCTGGACGGCTGTGCAAAATGCCACATCCGTTATCTTTACCTCCACAACCGCTGGGTCAAAGACCGGCTCTTACAGCCTTGCCCAATCCGGCGCTGGCGTACCAGCCGTGGGGACATTTACAACCATTAATTCCGGCGCTTCACGGTACAAGCTTTGGCAGCAGGAATTTGGCACCGACGAAGTGGACGGCATTCAAACCCTGGCCGTGCAGTCGTACTTTGAAACCAACGCTATCTGGCCAGCCGAGATGCAGGGCAGTAGCAATAAGGGCTTGTACGTTGATTACTTTGAGCCGGATTTTGTGCAATCGGGGGATATGACCGTCCAAGTTACCGGCTCGTATTCCAATGCCCGCGCTCCACAGGCCAGTAGCGACCCCATAACGTTCCCCGCGACGGCGACCTCGGCTGATGAACAGGTTGTTTACATCCGTGAGCAACGCCGCCAGATGCGGTTTAGATTTGAAAGCAACGTCGTGGGCGGCAACTACGAGATGGGAGATACGGTGGCCCAAGTCCGCCCGGCGGACGGCAGGATCACCTCCTAATGGGCGTCAACGTCATATCCCCACAGGGGCTTAATGCCGTGGAATGGACCGGGGCTATGGCCATGTATATGGACGAGTTTGGTGTTTTGCCGTCCATCCAGAGGCCGGAGGACTGGCGAATCTGGGGGTCTGCGGCGTTACTTTTATCTTCTTTGAATGGTATAGTTCTGCCCAATCCATACGACTTTTCGGACTTTGATACCTGGGCGCAACGATTTATCCAAATCTTAGCGAGTAAGCCATGACTATGGGATTGGTAGACGCCGCGCAGCAGATCGAGCAGCAGGGGCGCGGACCCGACACAAGCCTCGCGCACATCTCGCCTGACGAGTCCGCGATGCTGGATTACATGCAGGGCGGTCGCCGGACCAACCCCGTGACCGGGCTGGCCGAATACAGCCTGTTCGGGAAGATTCTAAAGGCCGTAGCCAAGATCGGCGCGTCAGCGGTCGGCTTTATGTACGGTGGTCCCTTGGGTGCTGCCGCTGCCAGTGCGGCGGTTTCCAAGCTCACTGGCGACTCTTGGAAGGGCGCTCTTACCACAGGTGCCATCTCGGGCCTAACGGCTGGGCTGGGCAGCTACGCGGCGGGGACGAAATTTGCCGATCTGGCGACGACTACTGGCAACAACATTGTTTCCAATGCGGCTAGTTCCGGCGCACTAGCTGCCTCGCAGGGCGCGGCGAGTGGCACGGCTGGAGCAGCCGCAGCCGCGCCGGGGTCATCTTTGTCGAGTGGGCTGACTGATTGGGGGACGTTAGCCGCCCCTGCCTCCTCCCCAGGGGCATTTGCAGCCGGAGCCGCTCCGTACACTGTCCCCGCTTCGCTCAGCGCAGCCGCGCCTAGCGCATCGTCTAGTATTTTAACAGCCGGTGCTCCCACACTTACCGCCCCTGGAGCCACTGCCGGAGCAGCCGCGTCCGCCGCCAAGGAAGCGCCGCTGGCGGTATCTCAATCTGCTATGAATGCTGCCGGAGCGGCTTCCCCCTCATTTGGCCAGACGCTTACCAACACCGGCACGTTTGCCCGGCTTAACCCGCTTACGTCATTGAGCATGGCTGCGCCCCCGGTTATGGAGGCGTTCCAGAACAACGGTAACGGTCCACCGCCGTCTGGCCTGCTTGCGGCGCTGCCATATGATCCTAGTGCGGTTGCGCCTTGGCAACGCGGCGGCGACACTGAATTGCGTAGATACCTCTCGCAGCAGCCCCAGCAGCCATCTCCAATGGATACTTTCCAGAGCTTGGGTGGTGGGTACGCCGATGGCGGCGATGTTGGTCTGGGTATGCCGCCGTCTGCCGCAATCCCGCAATCAGTTCGCTTTAACACCCGCCACGGCGGAACCGTTAAGGGCGCTGGCGACGGCAAGAGCGACGACATTCCGGCGATGCTGTCGAACGGCGAGCATGTTTTCGACGCGGCTACGGTTTCCGATTTGGGTAACGGCGACAACGATACGGGCCAGAAGCGGCTTGAGGAAATCAAACAAAAGATTCGCAGCAATGCTGGTCGCAAGAATCCCAAAACTGCATCGCCTAAGCAAAAGGGACTTGGTTCCCTTTTGAGAACTGGTTGAGCGTAGGAGTCGATAATGGGTACTAATACTAATTACGACGTTCAAACGCAAACCACGACGGCGTTGCCCGATCCGGCAACGCAAGCGTTTCGCAATTCTATTTTCCCAACGATTACGTCGCTGGCTCAGGCTACTCCCACGGTTTACGGCGCTACTTGGGGCGAGAATAAGCCGAAGATGGGTGCAGACGGCAACCAAGTTTTAGATCAAAAAGGGCGTCCCGTTTTTGTAGACGCGCAGGGTAATGATACTACCGTAACGGGAAATTGGGCGCAAAATGCAAACCAGCACCTTACGGCTGAGACCAACGACGCTACATTGGCTGGTCAGCAGGCCCTTCGTGGTCTGTCTGGTGGCAACGCCGCGCCTTATGGTGCGGCTGCGAGTGCCTATCAGAACGCTGGGAATACGGACATCTACGGCGCTGGCGCTCCGTCCTATGGGCAGGCGTCTGACTATTATAAACAGGCAGCAGCCGGACAGTCAGGACTAGCGGGACAGGGCCAGTTCGATCAAGCGACCGGCCTATATAACCAGGCGGCAGGCACTAATACGGCCAACGTGTTTAGCCCTTACGCAGCCCAAGCGCAGGGCTTATACGGGCAGGCTGTTGGACAGTATGGTCAGGCTGTTGGACAGTATGGTCAGGCTGCTGGACAGTATGGTCAGGCTGCTAATATGTATGGCCAGTCAACAAACGCTCTAGGGCTGTCCTCGGCGTCCCCGTACCTGCAAGCTGCGGGACAGACATCCGCTCAACAGGTTGGCCAGTACATGAATCCGTACAACCAAGCCGTTACGGATCAGATCGCCAAGCTTGGCGCTCGCAATTTGTCTGAGAATATCCTGCCTCAGATTAGCAGCGACTTTATCAAGGCTGGCGGCTACGGCTCGACCCGTCAACGCGATCTGGTCGGGCGCGCTGCGCGTGACACGCAGGAGAGCATCCTTAACCAGCAGGCCCAAGCCTTGCAGTCTGGATACGGACAGGCCCTCGGTGCGTCTTCGGCCGACCTGGCGCGTCAGGCGCAGCTTGCCGGTACGGCGGGCGGTTTGGGTACGCAGCAGCAGCAGATTCTACAGGGTGCCGCTGGTGGCTACGGCAACGTAGCGTCCGGCTACGGCAACGTAGCGTCCGGCCTTGGCAACGTAGCGTCCGGCCTTGGCAACCTTGGCAGCGCCAATGCCGCGCTTGGCTCTACCGCAGCCGGGCTTGTCGGGTCAGACGCCAACCGTCAGTTACAGGCCGGGCAGGGCATCCAGAGCATTGGTCAGGCTAACATCCAGGCTAGCCAAAACGACTTGGCCCGCGCCCTTGCGGCTGGTCAGGGGATGGCCGGTGTCGGTGCAGGGTTGGGTAATCTGGCACAGGCTAACCAATCCGGTCAGTTGGCTGTGGGCGCTGGCCAAGTTGGCCTTGCTGAATCTCAAGGCGCTGCGGACCTGCGCCGAGCGGGTGGCCTGACGGCGGCTGGAGAGAGCATCCAGGGGCAAGCCCAGCGTGTGATCGACGCTGACCGGGGATTGGTCTCGGCAGAGCAGCAAGCTCCGTTTTATAACGTTGGGCAGGCTACTTCTATTGCTGGCGGAGCACCTGCTTCTGGGACGAATACAACTCAAACCACATCAACGCCGTCCGCCAGTTTGTCCAGCACCCTGTTAGGTGCGGGCGCTACGATCGCGGGCGGTGTGTTGGCCGCTAGAAAGGCCAAGGGTGGGGCGATCAAGAAAGGCTCGTTAAAAAAGGCCAGCTACGGCAATCTCCCTAGCCGTGGTCTTGGCATGTTTGCGAGGGCTTCATAATGCCGGTTAATCAGATGCAGCCGCAGATGTCGCCAGACATGCTGATGGCAATGATGACTGATCCAAGAGGCACCCCGCAACAGCGTATGGCAGCGATGAACGCGCTGAACGCAATGCGTGGTGGGGCTAACGCGCCCGTACCGCCGCAGATGGAAGGCGGCGCGGCACCACCGCAGATGACCGGAGACAGCACTGGTGTAAGCCAGATGAGTCCTGCATTCATGGCCGCTGTGCGGCAGGAAATGATGGGGCAAGGGCCGGAAGAGAAGCCTGAGATTAAACAGCGTAAGGCACCGCCGGAAGCGGAGCAGAACCCGACAACCGCAGCCCTGATGTCAGGTGCCGCCGATGCCGGTAAGGTCGCCGCCATGGCCCGTGGTGGGGCGGTGAGGGGGTATAACGAAGGCGGTCCTCCCGCGAGCGTGTCGGCTTACCTAAAACAATTGGTACAACCCCAAAGCGACGACCCCCTTGCGTTTATCAAAATGCAGCTTGGAGAGGGGAATTTTGAAGTCGGTACCGATGGGCGGCTGAGACTGCCGCCTCAAACGCAGTCGTATCCCAAGCCGGATGTTCCACAGCAATCTTTGATGGCTGGGCCGGACGAGGCACTTGGTAACTCATCCTCCGCACCCATTCCTCCGCCTTCTGCACCGATTGCTGCGCCCGTTAAGGTGCGCGCTGCTCCGCCAACCGACATCGTACCTCCGCCGCCGCCCAAGCCGGAAGTGCCCGCAGAACCGGGGGAAGACAAGGCGGCTCTAAAGGCTCGGATGCAGGCTGAGTCGGACGACTATAAAGAGCGTATTAATAAGTTGATGAGCGACGACCAACCGTTGTCCAACAGGGACAATGGCATGGCGTTGATGCGGGCTGGCGCTGCCATTATGGCGGGGAAGTCACCGAACGCGATGATGAACATTGGCGAGGGCGTTAAGGCGGGCGTCGAGGGCTTGAATGAAATGCGCGAGAAGCGCGCCATACATAACATGAAGCAAGCCACATTTATGCAGGCACAGCGCAATGAGCAGCTAACTCAAGAGGCGCGTAATCGTCAGTTGGATATTTCTGAGGGCGCTTTAGGTGTTGAGAAAAGAGGCATTGCTCTTAAAGAGCAAGAGAATGACCCGACCTCTCCAATGGGCAAAGCTAAGTTAGACAATGCAATAGCAATGACTGATTATTACAAAGCCGTAGCCATTAAGTCTGCGCGTCCAGAAAAAGCGTCTGAAGCTGTAGATAAATTTAAATTGCTTACGGGACCAGGCGGCATGAAGCCTGAAGACGCCGCTCTTGTGATAGCCGGTCAGACTCCAAAAGGCATGAGTGAAGATCAAAAGAAATCCATTGCTTTGAAGCAAGCTATGGACGCACACAAAGAGTTTTTGGCCAGCCCAATGGCCGCTACTCTAAAAGCAAAAGACGTAACCGAAAGAGCAGAGAAAATCTATAGAGACAGCTATTTAAGGGCGTTAAATCTTCTCAACGAAGATGTTACGGATGGAAAGGCCGGAGGCACACTGCCGCCGCCCAAGTCGTTGTCTGAGTTTGGTAAATAGAAATGCCGCCGTTTGATGTATCTGGTGCAAAAGCCGCTGGGTATAGCGATGATGAAATCATCGGCCACCTTGTCAAGACTCGCAAATTTGATGCCGAGGGCGCAAAGAAAGCTGGATATTCCAGCCAAGAAATACTCAATCATTTACTAACCATACCAACTGAGCCTGAAATTGGCACCGGACAAGGGCGCGTCAGTAAATCACTAGAGCGCGGGTATGAGGGCTTAAAGTCTACAGGCTATGGCCTTGCTGCGTTGGGGGCCGATGTCGTTGGTGCCGAAGATTTCGGCACATCAATGATTGAGAAGTACAAACAAACAGAAGCCAACGCCCAGGCACTGGCCTCTGATGTCCCGACATACAAAGACATCCACAGTTTTGGTGACGCCGGTAAATACGCAGTCGATAATCTATTTGAAAACCTGCCAATGCTTATACCGTCACTTGTCAGCGGCGGCGTCGGCGCTGCCGTGGCGCGTAAGGGCGCTGAAAAATTAGTAGCCGGTATGGTTGCTAAGAAAATGGGTGAGGGATTAAGCAAAGAGGCCGCAGAAAAAGCGGCTGCGTCTATGGTTGCGAAGCGCGTAGCTGTTGGCTCTGCCGCTGGCGCATATGTTCCGTCAGCCGGTATGGAAATCGGTTCTATCTATAATGACATCGTAGACGAAACTGGGGAGCGCGGCGGCAAGGGTGTGGCTGCTGCGGTAGCTGGTGGGTTGGTTGCCGGTGCCCTTGATGTTGTTGCTGAAGTGCCAATCTTGGGGAAGATGTTTGGCGAAAGCTCCAAGATCATTGCCGGTGGCCTTATCAAAAGGCTCGGTGTAACAGGCGCTAAACAGTTCCTGCTTGAGGGCGGCACTGAAGGTCTTCAAACAGTTGTCGAGCAATTGTCTGCCCAAGCTGGCGGATCAAACAAGGCGCTCGACTGGGATGAAGTTATAGACGCTACCTTAAAGGGCGGGATATTTGGCGTTGGAATTGGTTCCGGCACCGAGTTGCTGTTTGGTCATGGCGCAAAGCAGACCACAGATAATAACCCCCCCGGCCCGCTCGGTTCTAACATTGGCGAAGACATTGCAGACCCGACAAAGATCGGCTTCAAGCCTGTTGGCACTACGATCGGGATTAAGGACGACCAGGGTAGTGTAAGGGTCGCCACCATCGACAGCGTTAAGGACGTTGGCGGTGTGCCCTTTGCTCAATTCACTTACCATGATGATACAAACCCCGCGCTTCCCGCTGAGAGCGGCAACGCCAGGGTCGAAGACCTTCTGCCTAGCATGGTCGATACGAATATCGCCCCGCTGAAGCCGCAGACTGACGTGAATGCGGAAGCACCGCCGGTTGACCTTGAGCAGATGGACGTTGAGCGTACCTCAGAGAGACAGGTAGAACGCCAGAAGCCCAAGCCCGTAGACACGGCGACGACTCTGCCTATTACGGGGCTGGATAACGTAGCTCCGTTGAGGGAAAACGCTGACAAAAACGAGATGGACGCTCTGAGAATTATAGGGCGCTCCGGCAAAGACATAACGCCGCAAAATCAAAAGCTGGTCGATAACCTCAAAGCCCTGGCTGCTCAACAGCGCGAGCAAGCGCGGCTGCTTGAGGAGAAGTACGGACACCAGCCGGTAGATACCACGGGTGTGCCCGCCGCCGTGCGGCCCGTAGCGCCGGTTACAGCGCCAACCGATTTGCTGCAAACGGAAGCGAACAAAGGCCAGGGCGCTCCTGACGTTACGGTCCCTGGCAGAACGTATGAAAAGCACGGGAAGCTGCCCCCCCTTGGCCCGATCCCGTTATCTACCTCGCCAATCACGCTGCATAAATACATACGTGAGCAAGGCGGCATCAGCCCCGACAGCCCGAACATCGATGACATTGGCGGCGCGGCGCTACTTAAAAGGCTCGGGCTTCTTGCGCCAAAGGGAAGCGGCATAACGGTTTACGAAGCCACCAGCCGGGCGGAGCAAGAAGGCTACCTCGGTCCAGTAAAAGAGATCGGCGAGAATGAAGCCTACACTAAGCAAGATATAAACGCGCTTGCTGCTGTTTTGCCTAATGCAAGGCAAACAATCAGCAATATGTACTCGCAAGAAGGCGCTATTAATGCAAGAGCGGCGGAGATGGACCGTCGCAAAACCATGAAAGACATTTTTGGGGTCGAAGGTTCTAAAAACCGCGCAGATACCATTCAGTACCGTGAGGCCCTGCATACGGACTTTGGTATTCCTATTACTGAAACCAAAAAACTAAACGACTCTCAAGTTAAAGAGAGACATGAGCAGCTATGGCGTGAGAGGGAAGTAGCTAGGCAGCTAGATGAATCTCAGCGCGCTAGAAAGTTGGAAGAAGAGCGCCGTGCTGCTGAGAACGCACGTTCCGAAAAGCCGAATACGGAAACCGACGATACGCTCACTGATGAGCAGATCGCAGCCAGCCCTAATGGGACTGATGTGCTGGATATTGGGTCGGGAGCGGCTAAAGAATCTGCGACAAGAATTGGTAAAGTTGAGGATGTAAATCCTAATGATTTGGTTTTTTTAGAAAACGAACAAAATAATACAGAAGATATTAAAAAAATGTTCCCAAAGGGGGAGGGTTATTATCCGATTGTCTTAAAGGAAGATGAAGACGGGAGCCTTTCAATTTTAGACGGCCATAACCGCGCAGCGGTAGCGATTGAACGTGGAGACAATATACCATCTGTCAGGATCACACAGAAAGAGTACGACTTTCTTAAATCAAAAGGATTTGACGACCAGGAGATTAGCTACGCTGCGCTGACCGACGCTAGACAAGACGACGCCGCCAGTGGCATCGCACAAAAGTTTCGGGGTGCTGATGTCCACGGGCCGGGGGGGGAAGCTGCTAATTTGTTAGACGACCTAAGATTGATGGAGAAGCTGCCCAAGCAGAAGCGTTTTGCAGAGCCTATAAGGGCTCCAGAAGAGCCTGGGCAAATGACCCTTGAAGAGCAACATGCTGAAGCCAACAGGCTGTTCAACGATCTGCAATCCCAAATCCCGCAGGACAGGTCTGCGGCTCGCCGTGACGGTGGTGAAGATGCCGCTCATCAGTACAGCACACCAGCGAATAACGATCGCAAGCGTGTAGGTAACGTCCGTGAGCTTATTGCAAAACGAGTGCTTCCCTATGTCGGGACGACGTTCGATCGCGCGCAGCGCGCTGTGCTAAATAAGATTGACGCCTGGGTGTCGCGCGTTGTGCCGGATGTGCCCGTGTATGTCGTGTCGAAGGCTATCGCCAAGCAGCATCTGGGGAACGTCGGAGGCGGTTGGTATGATCCAGTAGAACACGCGATATATTTGGTTCGCGGAAATTACGATTCCAAGACGCTGTTGCATGAAGCCGTTCATGCCGCGCTGGTGCGCGAGCTACATAATAATCCTGCGCTCTTCAATTACACCGAACGTCTGCGCCAGTTTGTAGAGTCGAGCGACACGAACAAAGATTTCTATGGGCTAAAGGATGTCCATGAATTTCTGGCAGAAGCAATGTCTAACCGGAAATTTCAGAAATACTTGGCAGAAATGCCTGCGCCGAAATGGGCTATCACAAATTTGATGACGCCAGGCGTAAGCGGCGAGCACCGCTCTATGTGGGATGCGCTGGTCGGTGCTGTCGCGAAGTTCGTGCGAAACCTGCAATCTGGCGGCGGTGACATCCACAGTGTCCTAGATGCGGTCATGCGTGTTCCTGAAGCCATCGACGCCATTGTTGAAGGCAGAAACGAATACGGCGAGATGATTGATGGTCGGCAGATATTGGCAGAGCGACCGTCAGGAGTTGAAGACCCGTTCCGTGATCTTGGTGCAGGAGAATACGAACGTGCCGTTGCGAGCGGCGCTCTGGCTGACGCGAAGGCACCCCTTGCCGATCGTCGCACAGGAACGCTCCGCAACAAAGACGGCTCAGAAAAAACGACAGCACAGGTCAGCAACACGGTTAACCGGGTCAACCGGATAACGGGTGGGAAGCCGAAGTTGGCGTCTGAGACAATCTCCCGGCCCGCACTGTGGTTCGCCATGATGCAGGGAGTGGGTCGCAAGTTCCCGGTGATTGCTGAGTTTCAGCACTGGCTACAGTCTGAAGCGGAGAGAGAAACGGTTCTCGTTAAGGAAGGCGAGAAGACGATCGAGCGTATGACTCAGCTAGATTACAAGCCTCGCAAGATGATCGAGGCTGTGATGGAGTTTGCGCGTCTTACCAACACCAACGTTGTCCCCAGAAATGGGCGCATTACCGTTGTTATGCCGGAGAACTATCAAGGTTCGCTCGGTCGCCCCGGCGAAGTCTTCATGCTTGATAAGAACCAATCTGAAATCTTCATGGGGATGAAGGACTACTTCAAAAAACGTTGGGAGGATCACGGCAAAGCCATCGCTAAAAATCTGGAGTACGAGGGCGCGTGGAACGCTGGCGCGATCCAATCCGCGCTGTCAGAAGCTCAAGCGCAGGGCAACAACCAGCGCGCTAAAAAACTAGAGTTCGTTAACGCCATCTTTGAAGACGCCAAAAGGCGCGAGAACTACGTGCCGTTTAGCCGGTCGGGTGACGAGGGCTTTAAGGTTAAAGACACGACAACCGGCAAAGTTGAATACTTTGAAATGGTTAACACAAAGAATGTGTGGGGTGGACTCACAGGTTCTAACGTTAAGAAGAACGAAGTCATCACGAATAAGTTCAAGGAACTCAGAAAAAAGTTTCCTGACGACAAACGCTACGATATTACAAACGATCCAATCGTATCAAAAGACATTGAGGAGCTTGACGTTTCTCTCATCGAGAAGCTGTTAGCGGCTACGAATATTGCGGACAAGAAAGACCGCAATAGCGCGATGAACAATATTCTGAACGCGCTCAAGGGCGTTGGATTGGGGGCGAAAGACGTTAAGAACGCTATGCGAGAAACCTTCATTGACCAAGTTAATAAGGCGCAGCGCGCCGGGTTCACTAAGGAATCTCACAACACTCCTGGGTATTCGACAGACTTCCTGCAATCAATCATTGATTACAACCGCGCATCTGCAAGCGTTGTGTCAGGCGTTGAACATTCCAGAGTAAAGAAAGATGCCTACAATCGCACACAGGATGCTCTCAATGTTCCTGAAAACATCAGGAACTATGCAAATCGCATCAACAATTATCTCGACAGCGACGAGAAGTTGATCGGGCAACTAAAGCAATACGGATTCTGGTCTAGCCTGTGGGGGTCCGCGTCTTCGGCGCTTGTGAACCTTACGCAAACACCGACCGTCACAGCGGCGCAGATCGCTGGCTGGGCTGGGGTGCCCGCCGCTGGACGAGTGATGAGGCTTTCGTTGGGTGTGGCGCGGGCTTTGTCGTTTGATAAACGCAAAGGCATTTACCTCAACCCGAATAAAATTAAGTTCAACAGCCCGCAAGAGCGGGTCGCGTTTATGGACGCGCATAACAGAGGGCGCATCAACCCCACTGTTACACAAGACCTACACGGCTCGTCACCTGATAACTGGCAGGAGGTGACTAAGAAGATCGGCAACGACGCATCTTCCAAAATACAAAAAGTTCTTTGGAATATATTCGACGTTGGAACGTCGGCGTTTAACGGCGCTGAACAGGTAAACCGTGCGACCGCATGGCTGGCTGCGTATAGAGAAGCGCAAGCGCCGGGTGCAATAGCTAAGTTTAAGAAGATGTACGCCAATGATGCGCGGGTTGCTCTTATAGAAAAGCAATCCGGCTTAACGCCCGCCGCTATTGCTGACTTCTTTGTGAACGAAACCCAGTTCATTGGCGGCAAGATCGACCGGCCAGAAGTCCTGCGCGGTGTCGGCGGTATTGCGTTCCAGTTCAAGCAATACCCGATGAACTATCTGCGTATTCTCAAAAGCAACATGACCAGCGCGGGACCGGAAGGCAAGGTTGCTGGGACTATGATGCTGATGGCGCTTGTCGCATTTGGTGGCGCATTTGGCCTGCCGTTTGCCGACGATCTTGTTGATGCTTACGAATTTGCAATGAAGCATTTGACCGGCATCGACCCGATGATCGAGTACGAAATCCGCCATACGCTTGAAGGAATCGGCATGAGTCCGGCATGGGCTGAAGCCATGACGCGCGGGCCTGCTAGGTTCATGGGCATTGATGTGTCGAAGCGTATCGGGCAGGGGCAGATACTGCCTGATGCAAACCCGATTATGAACATACCTATTCTGTCTGCGACAGTCGGAAAGGCTATGGCGGCTTACAAAAGATTTGATTCAGGTCAGCCGATGGGCGGAGCGATCGACTTGGCTTCAATCGTCATTCCAAAAGGACCGTCTGATATGTTGCGCGGTCTATTTCAATTGCCTTCGGAAGGATACCGCACCCAAGGCGGTGACATGAAAGTCGCAGAGCCTAACATTGGGCAGCGTGTCGCCAAGACTGCTGGGTTCCAGCCGACTAAATTCGCGTCTGAACAAGAGCGCGACTATTTTGCACGGCGCTTGAAGTACAGGACGAAAGAGGCGGAGGACAATTTAAGCACAGAGCTATCCTCTAACCTTATGAACATCATGCTCGCCAGAGAAAAGGGTGATGAACAGAAGGCTGAAAAGCTGACAAAGAATTTTGCGGACAGATACCAGAGGGCGGCTGCTAACTTCGCTAACCCGAGTGTCCCGCTGGATGAAAAGGTTCAGCTACCGTCAGCCACTTCTATAAAGAACCGCGCCGTGTTGATGATGCACCCAGAACTTATCGTTAAGAACGCCAGGAAACTAAAGCGGCCAGCTTTGTACGATTTGTACAACCCTAAAGAAGAGGATTAAGTTGTGATGACCGAGAAGCGCCCCTTCAAGGAAGCCTTAATGAACGGGCCGGGTACGGTCATTTCCCGGCTTTTCGTCATTATCGGCATCCCGGCTTGTATCGGGATGGGGGCGTGGATCGGCAACCGGCTCGTCGGGCAACTCGACCATATGGCTACTCTGATGGCTACCCAGCATGAAGATACCGTGAAGTCCATCAACGTGCTGGATATCCGCCTTTCCGTGACTGAACGCGACATTAAGTACCTTGGCGAGCGGCGATGAGCCTGCGCGACGATCTGATTGCCGAAGAGGGCATACGGCTCAAGCCGTACCTGTGCCCCGCCGGGAAGACTACAATCGGTGTTGGTCGCAATCTCGATGACGTTGGCATTACTGAATCTGAAGCTATGGCTATGCTGGATAACGACATCAGCCGGGTTAACGCCCAACTTGCCAAGGCGCTCCCCTGGCTGGGTAGCGCCCCTCCTGGCGTCCAGCGGGCCGTGGGTAACATGACCTTCCAGATGGGCCTGGGGGCGCTCCTGAAGTTCCAGAAGATGCTGGCTGCATTGCAGGGGCGGAATTACAATACGGCACGTAGAGAGGCCCTGGACAGCGCCTGGGCCAAGCAGACTCCGCAGCGGGCGAACCGCGTCGTTTTACTCTTTACAGAACAATAGGAGCTAACCATGGATACCAAGTCGATTCTCTTTTCCAAGACGATCTGGACAAATATCGTCGCAGTCGGCGCATCCTTCGCGGCCAGCAAACTGGGCGTTGAGATTGACGCTGGAACGCAGATCGCCATCCTTGGCGTTCTCAATCTCATCCTCCGTGTTGTGACCAAGCAGCCGGTTGCCTTTTCGTGATCTGGGCAATACTTGCCTTCGCCGCGATCGGCTTTATCACTTGGGTTTTGATCCAGTGGAAAGCCGGTGCGGTTGCGGGCGAGCAGGTGAAGAAGGCGACCCAAGATGTTGAAGCCGCAGCGCGCATCGGTCAAATCCTCGTTGATAGCCCTCACGATAAGCGTTCTGTTGTTGAGCGGCTGTCAGACCCGAAGCGGCAACTGTGACCTGATTCCGATCGCGTCATACGACCAAGCGTTTAAGGAGAAACTAAATGGCGAAGTTTCAATCATGGCTGACGACAGCGCGAGCGTCCGGTTTATTGGTGACAGTATTGGCTTACGCGATGCTGTGCGGGCCTGCCAGGGCAACGCCCCCGGCGCAGGCTCTGTTCGGCACAATTAACGGCCAGGTACGTTAGTACGGTATTTCCTCCAGCCTCATAGCCTTAGTGGCTAGGTTATCCATGCCTTCGACGTAGCCTGTCACGATCACTTCAATAAGATCGGACCACTCTTGCTTATTGAACTCGGCCATGTCGGTCTTCTTCAACCATTCCAGATACTCGCCAGCTTTTTGGCTGGCGATTTCCATAGCCTTCTTCTCATTCTTGGTCGGGTCAATCATCCGGCTCTCCATACATTTCATTGAGCAAAAGTGCAGCACCGGGCCGGGGAGATTGATGGCCTTCGGGTTAAACCGAAAGCCGCGTCTCTCCCTCCGGCATACGTAGCACATCAAATTCAAAACTGGTAATTTCATCGTACTTGCCGTTCTTCTTAATCTGTATAGACACCGGCACCTTTAGCTCTCCGCGCCGCTCAAGGGCTTCAGCAACATTCTCCGGCGGCAGGTTGGATGTGCGCTTGCGCCACCAGATGTTTGCCTTCTGCTTTGCATAACCTTCATGGTTAAAGCAGACCCACTCGCTATATTTAAGAAAGCCGCAGAAGTAAGTCACCCTCATGCTAGCTGGCTTCCCGGCCTTGTTATGCAGGGAATACGTAACATCATCGACATTCACCCAGACCTTGGGTATCGCGGTCGATAGGACAGGCAGAACGCTGGCCGTAGAAACAATCTTAATCTCCTGCGGGAACTCATACCCACAGTCCAGACATTGCCGCGCCGAAAGGTGAACAACGCTTTTGCATTCAGGGCATGTCTTAACAAGCGCACCTTCGCCTTCTCCTGTGCGATTCACATGAGGGCCGCGTTGGGTTTGCGCCGCATCTACCGGCCCGTGCCGTTGGATATTCCTGGCAAAGTCTAGGATCAGGCAATCCTTTTTGCCGTCAGCCATTCTCATGCCGCGCCCAACGATCTGGACGTACAGGCCGGGGGATTGGGTGGGTCGCAGCATGGCTATTAGGTCTACGTTCGGCGCGTTGAACCCTGTGGTCAGCACACCCATCGAGCATAGGGCTTGGACTTCTCCGCGTTTGAACTCGTCAATGATCTGGGCGCGATCTTCTTTGGGTGTGTCGCCAAAGATTGTTTCGCAGACAATGTTCCTGCGTAAGAAGTGGTCCTGCAAATGGCGGCAATGTTCTACGCCCGAGCCGAAGACCAACCACGATCGGCGGTCTTTGCCCCATTCGATAATCTCATCGACTGCCAGCCGGTTAGTTTCATCCACATCCACGGCGTTCTGAAGTTCGGACTGTATAAACTCGCCGCCTCTGGTGTGAACCCCGGCTGTGTTGAGGCCGACACGGGTGTTCTTGGTCACAAGGTTGGACAGGTAGCCCTGTTGAATTGCGTCAAGGACGCTGTATTCGTAACAGATGCCGTCAAACAAAGCGCCGTCGCCGGTATGTAGCATACCGCTATCCATTCGGTATGGGGTAGCTGTCAGACCAATGATCTTTATATGCGGGTTGGCTACACGAAGGCTGCTGAGAAACCTCTGGTACATCGTGCTTGTGTTACGAGGTATTAAATGGCACTCATCAACGATTACGAAATCCACCTTCTGGAACAGGTGGGCCTTTGAGTGAACGGATTGAATGCCACAGAACACCACGGCTGGTGTGTGCTGGCGTTTACCAATGCCAGCCGAGTAGATGCCGGTGTCAGCTTCGGGCCACTGGCGCACCATCTCCGCATGGTTCTGGGCTATAAGCTCCATGACATGCGTGACGACCACGATCTTCATCTCGCCGTATTCAGCGATAGATCGACGGCATATCTCGGACAGTACGAGGCTCTTGCCGGTTCCGGTGGGGAGAACGATCAGCGGGTTGGAGTCGTGCCCGCCATCCTCAAACCACTCGAATACCGAATCAACCGCCTGCTGTTGGTAGGGACGTAACTGTAGCATTTTGATTCCTAATTATGTTTCCGTTGTTGAGTTTGTATTCAATCCAGCCGTCGCCTGCATCAGTCTGCGTTCCTGGCATTAAGCCTGGGTTGAATAGATGATCCTTACAGCCGGTCTTTTGCGCTTCGTAACTGAGTTCCTGGGTGTGCAGTTCACACACCCATTTGCTATTTTCAATAGCCGTCGAATGAACGCATGTGCGGCAATTCAGTTCTGCCACTTTACCGCCGTGACAGTTATCTGGGAACGGGCACATCTTGCACTGGAACCATGCCGCGTTTTCTGAGATACGCGGCGGTGGCTTGTCGGCACTGGCGATCTTCTTGGCTTTGTCGATGTAATGGTTTGCCGCTTCAGCGTTGTATGCCGTAATGCACGATGTCTCATCCCGGCTACCGGGAGTGCAGACCGTCAGGTAATGCCACATGATGTTGAAATAGTGCATATATAGCTGGGCTTGCGCGTAGTAAATCTCGTCCCATTCCAGCAAAGCATTTGGCTCGTCGTGGACCTTTAGCTTCAAAAGCTTGCCAAACTTCTCGACGTTTACGCACTTGTGTTCCCAGACATGCTTTTCTGGATTGTATTCCAGCCCTTGCATGATGCCGTCCAGATGTCCGCGAATGTGGCCGTCTTCAAACCCAAACTGTTTGCCGTTCTCCTGGTGAGTGTGAAGCGAGATGCCGTCAACCAACCGCAACCGGCCCGCCATAATCTCTTCGCTGTAGTGACCGTCCGCGATCGCCTTGAGGGACTTGGCAGTCATCTTCTCCGCGTTGACCCAGTGGAATTGATTCCATATGCGCCGCTCGCACGCCGCACCAATCGAGGACGCGCCAATGTATCCACGCTGCTCCGAGACATGCTGCGCCTCAAGGGCTTCGTTCATACGCGTGAGCGTGTTGTCTGGCAGGTTTATGGGGACCATTACTTCTTCCTTAATATCAGTTCCAGCCGCGCCATTGCGTTCCATGCGGCGTGGGTAGCGTGGAGCATGGCGCTCTCGGGGTCTGTGCCGTCCTTCATTAGATGCCGCGCCAGGGCCTCGCTGTACCTTTCCAGTGCGTCAGGCACAGTCTCCCAGCCGCGCCATGTGTACTTGGCCGCGCCAAACTCCGACGCCCGCGCCACCTCCTCAACGGCTCGCGGGAATTGTTTCAGAAACCCGCGCAACACCAGAGGCTTGCCAGCGTCGTGTTTAATGCCGAAGTCGGTCATTTACTCACCTCGCTGGATGGGCTGGCTTCGTCGATCATAACTCGCCAGATATTCGCGGGCACGACGGAATGGTCATCTCCAGCGTTGTTCATGTCCGCTGTAGGCTCACGCATTGCGCGGATTGCGGTGCGGGCTAGGTCTACCGTGTCGAACTTTGCTTCGGTGTGTTCGCGGAACCAGACCTCAATGCGCTCATCTAGTGCGGCAGAGACACGCAACTCCATCTCCGTAGGCTCCCGCGCAGCGGCGCTTACATCCTTATCTGTGGTGGTCATGTCCTATTCTCCGGTAGGAGGGATGAGGGGGTTTGCCGCTGCGCGGGGCTGGCCGGTGGCCTTGGCGAGAGCGGCGCGTGCCTTCAACACGGGCTCAATATCGCGTTCATACCGGCGGCGTTCGCTCGGATACTCCTTGGTCTTTTCGTAGTAGGCTTCGACGTATTCAGCCAATCCGTCAGCGCACTCTTTCAGCGCCTCGTATATCTCAGGAGCGGCGGCGATTAGGCGGGCGTTGGCCTCAAGCTCAGGGCCACTCCGCCAGAGAGCAAAGTTGGCGTCAGTCACTCCACCAGCGTCCGCGTCACCGATTCCAATCATGACGCGCGTACCAGGAGGCAACCCGGTTTCTGGCGGATAAGTGACCGAGGCGCGGTAAACTGCCCACGGCCCCGGAGTGAACGCAGGCGCTTCATCTTGCACCGCCAGACCCCGCGTAGCGGCCTTCCCCATATCCATTTCCTCTACCATCTACACATCCCCCTTTATGTTGATCAGCGCGGCGAGGGAGGTCATCGCAGCACCGCCCGCACTGAATTGCAGATCAGCGCCAATCCGATTTTGAACGCCACGCCCGGTGGTAATGATACCCACTTGCCAGGATTGGCCGTCTCATCAATGGGCGTAATCGACAAAGTGACATTGCCGTCCTCGGGGCCAGTTCGCACGACAAGCGTTTGCCCGTCGTTATACTTTTTCAGGCCGGGGAGCGTGTTGCACCAACTCATCTACTTAACTCCTTGAACAAGAACTTTACGGACGCTTGCTCGGTCCTGGATTACACAGACTTCCCAAACATATTTGCGCGGCTCCACGTAAGCTCGGATTGCAAGCCATCGTGTGCGACGGATTGATTCTAGGTACGGACGGCCAATTGAGTCATGAACCGCCCATGCCTTTACCGGCTTTTTCTTCGTGCCCATCACTTAATCTCCCGCCGTATGGCCTGGGCTATGTCTTTGGCTGACTGCGCTCGCGCATTCCAGCGTAACCACTCTTCTCCGCGCTCAATCGTGCGGTCGAGGACATCAGCAAAATGCTTTTGTCGTTCCTCCGCAATCTCCGCCGCTCTCTCCAGCCCTGCGTTGCGGGCGGTGGTGAGGACAATGGCGATATAGACGCGGGCGCGGTCGTATTCCAACGCGTCCAGCGTGCCGTCATTTTCAATGCGTTCAATCACACGCTCAACAATGTCACGAGCCAGCTTCTCAGCGTCCATCGGTGCTCTCCTGCTCTGTGGTCTCCAGCCCTGCGTCCCAAAGCCTCTCCCACACCTCTTGTGGGCCGATTACTCCGCCCTCCCTCTCCCTCGCCAGCTTGTGGAGGAGGGATTGAACGGCCTGAGCCAAGACATACTCATTAGAAAATGAGCGTGCGTATTGCTTGTTCGCGTACTTCTCCCAAGCATTGTCTGAACTTTGAACAGTCTTCGCCGCCAACTCCGCCCAACTTTGCTCATCGGCGGGAGGGGTGGTGGGAACGGGGTCCATCTTGGCGCACGCGCTTTTGCATTCCGGGCAGTGCTGTTTCACGGGGAAGCCTTGCCACACCTCCAACTGCGTCTCTTGCCACTCTCGTTTGCAGTTCACGCAGCGATGCGTCGGGGTGGTAGGAACGGGGAGCCGGAAACCGGCGGAGAGGATGGCGGCGACTTGCTCCGACGCGTAAATATCGAACGGTGACGCAGACCAAGCCGCGTCAATGATCCGCGCTAACCGCTCACGCTCGTCTGTGGATGGGGTGGTCATTCTCTCACTCCATGTCCTTAGTCTCGTTCAAAGACCGCGCCAACGCCTTTTCGAAGGCCGCGCGCTGCTCATCTGTCAGTGGCGTGCGGTTGCCTCTGGGATCCTCGTTGTAGCCCTCGCCGATGCTCGTGGTGAAGGTTCCGCCAATGCCGCGCGACATCGATCCTGAAAGCATGGTCCGGCGCACGCCCTTCGTTGATGGGGTGGTCATGTGCGTTTCTCCAATGCGATGGCAATACGCCAAAGCACAATAAAGATCGAAAACAGTATCAGGGTTATGGCGAATAGACTGAGGCAGACTGGGGTAAGGTCCATCATTTTTCCTCCTTAACTTCTGGCGTGAAAAGCCGGGGGCGTTACACCCCCGGCCTCGCTTGCTACTTTTCCCAAGGCTTCTTCTTGGGACCGCCAGAGTTGCTCGCCGCTGGTTTGGTGGACGCAGCCGGAGCATCGCTGATGGGCTTGTAGCGCACCGTATTCTGATCCTCGCCGGTATCCTTGCGCTTGGACATGCCGATCTTCAACTTCACCGGAATGCCGTGAAGCATATTGGTGTTGTTGCAGGATTCGTTGGGCTTGCCGATCGCCCGCATCAAATCCTTCATAGAAGCATTGGCGATGTCCATTGCCATCTGGTTCTCATGCCGGACATTGAGACGGTCCCAATACTTACGGCCAGCGTAATCGCCGTCGAGAATGGTAAATTCAAGCTCGATGAACTTTCCGTTGCCGGATTTGGTCGTCTTGTAATCGCTGCCGGTAACTTCTGCGATGTATTCGCCAACCGGAAACGGCGTGTAATCAACACGATCCGCAACAACGTTCGGATCGAATACGAAATCAAGTTCAGCCATTTGCTTATTCCTTTGTGTCGAGTTGTGGTTGCATTGCGGTTACGAGTGCTTCGGTGAAGGCTGCGTAATCCAGCGGCATGGTATCTGGCAGCGCCCACCGTGATTTAGCAACCCAGCCGGGGCGCTCTTGGGTATGGAGTACGCGAGAGCCTGACCCGATTGCCCTGGTTTTCTTTTGGCTGAAGCCGATATCGTTCTTCACGGTCGTCACTGTGTAGTTTGCGAAAACGAGACAGTCACACCATTCAGAAATGATAGCGGCAGCACCCTTATGCAAGTCGAGCATATAGCGATCGTAGCTGTCGTTCAGCGGATCGTCATAACGCTTGATTTGCGTATGAGCCAGAAGAATGACCTGCATGTTTTTCTCGTTACGCAGCAGGTCAAAACCTTCCAACACATTTCTCCATAGCTCCACGGCGAAGGCATAGCCCTTGCCGAAGCCGATGTCATCGATGCTGCTGACCTTATTGTTCTTGGCAACTTGCTTGTGGATAAGCTGCTCCAGCCAGTCGGCGCTATCGAGCACCACAGTGCCAAAGTTGTGGTCTTCATTGAAGAGGGACTGGATTGCCTCCATGACTTCTTCATAGGACTGAGACTTCGGGAAAGCGGTGACTGAGAGTGCATCCAAACCTTCTTCTGTCTGGATGAACACAGGCCGATCGGCCTGTGATGCGAACGAGCTTTTGCCGACGCCGTGCGTACCGTACAACACGATACGCGGCGGGTGGGTGACGCTCGTTTTGCGTAGTGATTTTAGATTAATTGCCATCTTACTTTTCCGTTCTGATTACAGTTACCGATGTCTTGGCGGGTTCGATGGTCATCGCTTTGCAGAAGGTGTTGTAGAACCTCGGCTCGTTGTTCTCCAGATAGCGCAATCCTTTCATGTCGAGTTCAGGCTTTTGTTTCACGGGCAGCATGGCTTCGGGAATGTTGAGTTTCGGCACCGCATCCCAATCGATCTTGCGATTGAGTTTGCCGGTCAGCGTGACTTTGTAGGGTCCGACTTGATGGGACTCGCTGCCCTCAGTCTTTGCTGGTAGGAAACCGAGAAGCTCTTCCTCGATTTCAATGCGGCGCTTGTTTGCCGCGCTTTCTTCGTTCTTGGCATCCATCCAATCGGCTGCGGCGTCTTCGACAGTACGGTTGGAAAACATCTTCGGTTTGAAGTTCATGGGTTCCTCTGTTTTGCTGCGGTTTATGTTTTGAGCATTTGGACATTGCGATGCGCCGCACGTTATGTCAAACGTATTTTCCCGATAAAGGAGATTTTTATGAAACTACGAAAGTGGCTGAACCAGCAGAAGCTCACAAACCGCGCTTTTGCAGAGATGATTCAGGCGTCTGAGTCGGCTGTGCATATGTGGACACGGGTGGATCGCCTGGGAAGAATGCCGCGTCCGCACCATATGATGGCAATACAAAAAGCCACCAACGGCAAAGTTCGCCCGCAGGATTTCTATTCGTGAGAACCGTATCGTTCACCGTACCGGGACAACCTGTAGCGAAGGGACGCGCCAGGGTGTCTACATATGGTGGTCATGTACGTTCTTACACACCGGAGAAAACACGCCGGTATGAGAATCAGGTGGCGGCATACGCTGCCGAATCCATGAACGGCGCGCTGCCGATCGGCGGGCCGGTTGAAGTTGTGGTGCAGGCGTTTATGCTGGTGCCCGCCTCATGGTCGTTGAAGAAAAGACTTTCGGCCATAGCGGGTCAAATCAAACCGACAACCAAGCCGGACTTAGACAACATTGTTAAGGCGCTTGATGGCATCAACGGCATTGTCGTTGTTGACGACTCGCAGATCGTTAAGCTGACTGCAACCAAGCAGTATTCCGAGCTACCGCAACTGATCGTAACGGTTATAGGGCAAGAATGACCGATTTCATCACGACCGCTACCCGGCTCGTTGAGCGGGGGTACAGCGTCATCCCCATTATCCCCGGTGAAAAGCGCCCCGGCGAGCATAAGGGCGACCAGTGGGTCGGGATGGCTAAATGGCAGCGGTACTGCGATCGCTCGCCTACGAGGTTTGAATTGGACCTGTGGGCCAAATGGCCTGGGAAATCCATCTGCCTGGCGCTGGGGCGGGCCAGTAACGTCACCGCCATAGACTTCGACTACGGCTCGCCGGAAGTGCGGACGGCTCTGGAAGCCTGCCTGCCGCCGTCGCCGGTCAAGAAGATGGGGGCTAAGGGGTACACGGCGTTCTACCGTGGCTTTTCTGTCGCATCTAAAAAATATTTGCTGGACGGCGTTAGCGTTGTTGAGGTGCTGGCCCACGGTAAGCAAACCGTGTTGCCGCCAAGCGTTCATCCTGATGGCATGAATTACCAATGGACAACGCCCGACACGCTGGAGGATTTGACCGCCTCCGAACTGCCGGAACTGCCGCACGACATACACGATAGGATTGCAAAGGCCCTAGAGCCTTTTCTACCAAAGGTGGAGGCAGCGGCGGTCAATGGGACTGCCGTTCACGGGCTTGTCGTGGGCGGTGGGAGTGCTGGCGTCCTTAGCGACAATGATAGCTATTGGCGTGATATCAATGATAAGGCATTGTTAAACCTTGATGTTTGGGTTCCAAGGCTTTTCCCAAACGCTGGGCGTGGGTCTGACGGTGGCTACAGGGTAGACCCCATCTGGCGGGGTGTGACGAAGATGACCAAGAAGGTGGGCATCCACCCGAGCGGCATCCGTGACTTCGGCACGGACCAAAGCATGACCCCCATAGACTTGGTTATGGCGGCTACAGGCGCTGATCTTGAAGCGGCCAGCACATATCTGCGGGATGCGCTAGGGATCGCCCATGAGGCTGTATTCCGGCCTGGTGAGGGGTGCGTTGAGATAAACCCTGTTTGGGAACACGCCGCCCCCGCCCAAGCGAAAAAGGCTGCTCCAAAGCGGGTGGCTTTTCCAACCGGCCAGGGGTGTGTGGGGCTGCTCGCGCAGTACATCAATGAAACCGCCATCCGGCCCCAGCCGGTGCTGGCTGTGGCGGCGGCGTTGTGCGCCATAGGCACTCTGGCGGGCCGCAAATATCGCTCGCCTACAAACCTGCGGACCAATCTGTACGTGGTCAGCTTGGCGGATTCGGGGGCTGGTAAAAACCACAGCCGTCAGGTTATCAGCCGCATCTTCAGCGATCTGATCGGCTGCGACGATCGTCTGGGCGGCGGGAAGATTGCCTCCGGCACGGGCTTGCTGACGGCGCTGTTGCGTAGCCCCAGCATCTTGTTCCAGTTGGATGAGTTCGGGATGTTCTTGACGGCGGTGGCGGACAAGAAGCGCAGCCCGCGCCATCTGACCGAGATTATCGAGCACATGACCGAATTGTTCACCAGCAGCAACGATGTGTACCGGGGCATCGAGTACGCCGACCAACGCGACAGGCCGCGCAAGTCCATCATCCAGCCGTGTTTAAGCATCCACGGCACGACCGTGCCGGGGCACTTCTGGAAGGCGCTTGAATCCAGTAGCGCGGTGGACGGCTCGCTTGCTCGCTTCATCATTTGCGAGAGTGAGAACCATTACCCTGACAGCCAGCATCCTCCCGAGCGGCAACCGCCGGAACAGTTGTTGGATTTGATGCGGCGTATCGCTACGCCGATTGGCGGCGCTTCGGCTATTCAATTGAACGGCGAACATCCGCCGGGAGAGATTATGACCGTGCCATACAGTGAAGCGGCGACGGCCTTTATCAAGAGCTTGGAAAAGAAGACGACCGAGAAGCTGAACGCCGTGAAGGGTACGCCTTACACGGCGCTGTGGGCACGGCGCGACGAACTTAGTATCAAGGTTGCGCTTGTCCACGCCATAGGGCGCAATCCTGAAGAGCCAGTGATCGACATGGTGGATTTCGATTTCGCTTTGAAGATTGTTGAAAATTCTATTCATCTGATGGTTGAAGGTATTGAGCGGTTTGTTTCCGATAACGTCGCGGAGTCTTATACCAAGCGCGTTCTTGAGGTGATCCGTAAGGCTGGCGGCGTTATGGACAAGTCGGCTTTGTATAAACAGACGCTGTTCTTGGGTCGTGACAGAGACACAACGATCAAAGCGTTGATAGGTTCCGAGGATTTGATTGAAGAGATTGTCCCGCCCCAAGGGCCGGGCCGACCGAAGACAATTTACCGGGCGGTTTAGGTTTCGGGCTTATACAGCCCGACTCGGTGGCATTCACGGATGATCCAAGTCATAACGTCTTGGTTATCCACTCCGGTGCGGCACCGCTTAGGGTGGCGTGATCGCCAATAGCTCATGTCTGGGTACAGGCTGGTCATAAATGCCAGCCCGTGCATTTGTATGGGGCGCAGTATCATTATGCTGCCGTCTTCTCTGCGGACGACATAGCGACGTTCCCCGGCTTTCGTGGTTGCTTCCACGAAGCCGAGGCATTCAAACGCTGGCGCGTAGCGTTTGACGATCGTCACGTTATTGGCAGAACCGGCTGAGATATTCTTTCTCAACGTTTGGGTGGCGTGTGAAGATTTCCATCATACGCAGGATCGCGATCGGAATGGACGTTTCACCATGCGCATAGCGGCGCATGGTTCTGACGTTCACGCCGAATAGAACGCATAGAATGTGGCGCTTGAGAGCCGGGTGTTTCTCGCACCATTTGTTGAATTGATCTCTGTCGCTCATCGTCCGGTCACATCAGTTGTTTTGTGCATGTGTTGCATGATAAGGCGCGGGCACAGTACGAGGTTGGCAACGTGCGGCGGCAGAGGCTTGGCGTTCGGGTACTCGGGCCGTAGCCACAGCTTGAAGCGGTCGAGCAGGGTCATGGTGCTTATCATTTTGGTTCTAATGCGCGCATTGCGCGGTATATGTCAGGGAGAAAGTAAAGCGTGTTCCAACCTAGGGAGAGTTTGTACACTTTTGCACCAGCATCAACCATTGCGTCCGTTACGGTATATTGTGGAGGTGACGCGTAGGCGTAACTCCATGCGTCGTCATAACTTACCCCTTCATGGTGTCTGAGGTATTCCAAAAAACGTGCGGTAACTTGATTGTTGGGCATGTTCATTTTCCATCCTTCGCGGCGCGAATTAATTCCATGTATCCGTCCAAACCTTCAACATCCCAATGAGGTTCGGCTAGCATCCCTTCTGTTGGGGTTTCCAATGCGTCGAGGGCGGCCTCTGCCATTGTTTTGTATTGCTCCCAACGCGGGCCGCTTAACGCGTTCCCGCTGAACGGCGCGTCTGGATTGCTGTAGCCGTCGGCCACGCACATCGCCCGCGCTATCTTTTCAATCATGTTCATTTCCACCACCATTTTTTATCGATGCACCGGCCAATGATTGAAAACGTGACGGCGCAGCAAACGAAAAACATGGCTGCGGTCAGGGTCCATTGGCTGAACGAGTTGTGCATCAGGCCAAGCCGGACAAGATGGCGCGTCAGCATATCGGACAGGGTGGAGAAGAACACGACAGACGATATGAGAACGCAACACAGTCCGCCCATTGTGGCGACGGCTTGCAGGTCGTCGCGGAATATCTCCCATCGTGTTGGGACGTTGGGGTAGTCGATCATGTCGCAGCCTCCAAAAGTTCAATGAGCTTTTCGGCCATGCGAGAATAAGCCGCCGCATAAGCCGCCGCATCAGCCGCATCAGCCGCCGCATCAGCCGCCGCATCAGCCGCATCAGCCGCCGCATCAGCCGCATAAGCCGCCGC